TGATTAATTTATTATTTTATTTGGAACTATTTCTTGGAACATCCAATGTTCATTCGTCTGAACATGGTTCTTACGAACATACTTGGCCAAGTTTTTCGAAGCATCACTGTAATGAAATGAATTGGCATTACGCACCACATACCCTTCATGTCTTTCCTTATGTGGTAGGAAAGCCTTCTTAATTTCAGTTTCATCATATAATCCACGATATATGACTTCAACCGGAACCAATTCTAGCATTTCTACCCACTCAACCGTTTCATCCCACGAAAGACACATATTATGTTCATTCCATATTGAAAAAACATACAAATATGCCTTCAAGTCTTCATAATGAATACTATGTTTGGCGTATAGGTTTTCACCACACACACGCCACCCATGAGGTAGTAAGTGGGCACGGTCACGCCAATAGGCTTTCACAAAATCACGGGAAGGGTGATTACCACTATCAATACTTCTCGCATGACAACGACCAGAAGGGTATAAAGAAGTACAATTATGAACCAAAACACCATTGGCAAAATAATTATGAGTGGTTGTCTCGATGTCATATTTTCCAGTATATCTTGAACCACTTATAAAATCAATACTTTTAACTCTAACATCTTTTAATTCTTGTTCATTAAAAGATTTATAATTTACATCTAATAATTCGAATTTATTTTTAAATAAATCCGGTAATTTATACTGCATAACAGGGGGTATATATTTGCATATCAACTCACAAAAATCATTAACTGAATGTGCCGAAATATGGATATAAAAATATCCATCACTATTGGTTAACGTTGTTTTTATACCATATATGTCAAAAACTTTACGGATGTTCTCACATGACTCCAAATCAAAACCACATGTTGATATATGCATAATTGGTAGCTTGTTATAACTAATATTTCCATCATCCATATAAAGTATAGCCAATGATAATGGTGATATTTCTTCAATTAACTCTTTAGGAAATATCTTTTTATTATTTTTTATCATTAACTGTTTAAGCAAAGAAATAGTGTTGCAACTTTTAGTCCATGACTTATATTTTTCTTTTTTACTATAACTATTATAATTTTTATCAATACATGACCCAGAGTAAACATCACCCAAAATAGTGTTTATGTAATTAGAATACTCAATATGTTCTAACTTATGGGTGTACTGCATAGTTCCATATTTTCCAAAAGAACCATCGCCTAATAACTTACCCAATATTATTTGTTTTTGTATGTCATGACATACTCTATTATTTTTCAAATGTTTTAAAACATTACCGATACTAACCTCATGTATTGGTTTATATACACCATCAACAAAAAAATTATGGGTTGATGTGCAAATTAATGTTTTGTATTTTTTACCAGATAAGTCTTCAAAACACACTCTGCACCAATCATTAGTATTTCCATTAAAAAAAGTTTTAGTAACAAATGATGGTATAATTTCCCCGTTACATTCACCAGCAACAATATCACCAATTTTTATTGAAGATATAAACTTTTTTGTGCCGTCATACATTAAAATAGGAGTTTTTGAAATAAAACATTCACCATCCATCTTAATAGTGACGACGACTTCATCCACTTCGGTAAATGGTGATTTAGCAACAACGTCATCATCTGCCACGGCTTCTGACCAAGGTAGGTGATGTGTTCTAAAGTATTTCGTCACATTATCCATGATATTACTCGGTTGGTTTAAAACCCATACTTTTGGAAACCTTATCAAGACACATTGCGTCAGCTTGCGCCTGTGTGTAAATTTTCGTCGTATCACATACTTGTGGTTCACTAGATGGTGCGCCATCGGTGACAACATTAGTGATTTGACGACGACAATTCTTCCCGCAACTTTCATCATAAGATGTAGTAGTTGTAGAATTTGGGCAACGCACGATCAAAACATTTGAGTCCTGAATGTCATAAAGCATACAATCAGTCAACCCCTTAATATTCTGAAATTGTGACTCAGAGGCTTGGCGCTGGTTGATAGGGGTATCAGGGGCACATGCTGAAAGACCAAAAGCCATTGCAATAATCATAAAACGCTTCATTTACGTACTACCTTCTTTTCATTAGCACCCTGTTTTGGTGCAGTTACAGTTACAGTTTGTTTTGGTTTCTCTACAGGTTTATTATCAGCACAAACACCATATTTCAACACAAAACAAAATACCATCATGCTATTCATTTACTCACCTAAATCTAAAGTATTATCAGCAGTCTTCACTGATGTAATATGGACGTAATATCCACGACCAAAAGAGCATAACCCCAAACAACTATGACCTAAATCAAACATGTCATCCAGTTCTATACCATACCAATCGGAAGCCCAACTATCGGTGTTATCGACAGATATTATACGCCCAAACTTACCTTTTGCACCACATTTATCGTATATGATTTGTATACGTTGCCCAATCTTTAACTTGTCGTCTTGTTCCTTCTCTTTTTTGGCCTTTTCAACCTTTTCTTTATTCTTAGAAGGACAACGATGCAAATCCGTGCCACGAGGATCATTAGACAAGCGCCAATATCCGCCAACTGATACCCAATGGAGATACGTTGTACCACACTTGTTACATGTTTTATACCCTCTGGGATATTGCATAAGAATCCATCACCTTTATGACTTTGTTACACATCAAAGAATCAAATTGACCAATATGACATTCATCCTTTGGTATTCCCAATTTATTAGAAAGCCATGCATATGCATCTGATCGTGACATTATACCATTTTTCCACAACATGTCAAATCTGGAATGAGCTTGCATACGTTTAGAACGTAAAGATTTATTGGCAAGAATACCATGAGGTTTATTCGTTCCACCAATACAACCAACATAGGCATCACAATCATAACAACGCCAAAAACGTTTTGAAAACAAATCAGGTCTATGTGGATATAAGTCAGAGCCACCAATATATTCTGCTGGCTTACCACAATAATTACATATTACTGTCATAATATCCCTTTGGTGGCAATGGTGAATGATAAGATACCTCGTGGGTCGATGTAGAAAACACCATTAAGGGAATATAGGGATGATAACTAATAATTTCACCCTTTACTACCAATGCCCATGAACCGTCTTTTGCAGTAACAGTGCCAGAAAAGTTTTTAGGTGCAGTCTCCAATTCTTCACTAATTTCATTAAGAGCGTTCATGTTTTATCCCCACTTAAACGTTTTTGTATTCTTTCACGATTTATTATCATTGCATTTTCAGTCGGCACATAATCACCAAACCAATCCTGATGTATATCTAAACACAAGTCTTCATCTGGTATCGGATTAGGCGTATAATGTCGTCGAATCATATCATCTATAAGCAAATGATATCTCTCCAAGATATACTTCAATTTGTTGTAGAAAAATAAAACATGACCAGTTCCTAGTGTATATTCACTAGGCTGTTTATATTTTTTATGGAAGTTAAACTTGTTTATTCCTTTAGATTGTGCAGATCGTACTAAAGCAAATATACGAACAATTTCCCTATATTCTGCAATCAAATGTTCACGGGTTAGTTCAGATGGTGGAAGGACATTAATTCTTGTCATACAAAAACTCCGAAAACACTAGTATAGCATTTTCGGAGTTATTTTGTCAATCACGGTATACCGCTAATATTGATTCGTAGTTGATAAAGTAATACTCAACACCATCAAACTTAGCCTTTGGGGGTGATGTTGAAATCAATAATTTATCCCCTTCATAAATGTCCTTATAGGATTCATTTGCACTAACTACTTTAAACAAAGGTGGACTTTCATCGGCACTGCCTAGATACAACCCAGACTTGCTCTTAGCCTCAACCTCAATTTTAACTGCCACTAACGTCTTGTTTTTCGATATTAATTCCATAATCCTTTCCTAAATTTACTCTTAAACTTGATGTTTTAATAACACCAATATATTCATTACGATTGATATACTTTATATCTGTTGGATTAACCAAAAAATATTCGTCTTTGTGGGTATTATACGTTATACCAAAATCATGTAGAGGACAGTTACCCTCTTCAATAACAAGAACTGTTACTAAATCCCCATTTTTGTTATCAATCCACTTAACTATTACATTTCCATTTATAGGAGTCATATAGAAAGCCCCCCGAACGTAGATTTCATTTCCTTTTCAAACTCTTCATACGTAATCTTACCTTCCTTAAACCACATGGCAAGTGTTTCTAAAGGAACTTTACGTTTTGGTATTTTCAAAACAATAGGCGAAGTTAAAGATACCTTTTCTTTCATCTTGGATACTTCATCTATAGAATCTGACGTTGCAAATATTCCTTCATTACTTATTGTAATATATTGTGCCCAATGGGGAAATTGATCAATCTCTATGGTAACAACACTAGGCCCACTTGTTACCACATTAGATGGTATCGCTGTTTGTGCTGATACCATTCCAGTGATAGGAGGGCGACTATGAACTTGTCTTCGAGAGTCACGATATTCTTCGTCTGTAACTGGAACAAAGAATTGTAAATCTTCTTGTTCAACATATATTTCTTCTTCTGATTCATCTTTAACCACAAGATCGTTATCTCCTTCAACACGAATCAAGGGATAAATTTCTTGTGGTCTAAATGAAAAAGAATCATCGGTTGATTTTACCCAACGTAAATATTTTATGCCTTTTAGTTTATCTTTTAAAGCCATAATAATCCTTTATTTTATAATGTACTGATATTCACCAGTAACTTGGTTTTTAACACGAGCGCCATTCAAAGATAATATAGAACCATTTTGCACATTAATCAATTTTTCGTACAATTCAGGAGTTCTTTGTTTATTAATGTTACACTTGTAAATTACATTGGAATCGTTCAAATCGGCAACCGTTATTGTTGCGCTCGTTGAACTACTGTAATGACCAGAAATAAACTTACCTTCTATATGTGTTAACGCTTTAGTTTCCATTTTTGTCTTCCATTGTCTTGTTGAATATTTTAATTGATTCTATCAAATAATCTATATGTTTACTTATATTAGAAACATATACAAAAGTTTCATCACTATCAATTGAAATCATGATTACTACCTGTTTTATTTTAATACCATACATTTCGTAAAACATAACCGCATAAGCAGTTGCTTGTGCAAAGTAATGTGGTATTTCTTCAAACTGCTTTGGTTTGTTTGAAGTTTTAAAATCTATTACGGAAGGGACGCCATCGTATTCTGCTATGCAGTCAACAGTACCGGCCAATTTCAAACGTTTAGAGTACAATGGTGTCTCTAAACAATATATATTGTCTATTTTGTTAAGTGTTTTCGACAACTTTTTGAAACGATGATACAATATAACGTTATTGCGAACACTATCCGATATGTCAATATTCGACAAATATGATTCACATAAAGAGTGAATGCATGTACCTATGTTAGATGCCTGTGTTGAGACTTTCTTTGCAAATTCCTCACCAACCTCACGCTTCCAATTCTCAACCCAATCCTTTTCTCGTTCACCTAAAACAGTAGTGACAGAGAAAAGTGGATTAGAAGTGTCACCATCGACAATATAAACACGCCTACCATTCAACTCTGAACGAACAGCAGGTTCTATGTCAATAGGGAGTTTAAGATGAGTAAACTCCTTATCTGGCACAATCGGTTTGAATGATGGGCGTATCATGCGTTTTCAACATCGGTAATGATAACACCAACATCATCAGCAAAATCACGGATTTCCTTTTGAGCGTGGTCATCTCGACGCTGTGTAACCAAACGCTTCCAAGCTGCAAGATGACCTGTTGCATAATAGCTAGTCATCATAGCCTGTGGAAGCAAAGCACGAGCTTGTTCAGGACAAACTTTGAAAACACCATCATCCTTTTCAACAAACGAAGCATAAACATCATTCACCAAGTCAAGAACATCATTATAAACGGCCAATGCTTCTTCATGTTCATTACATGCTTCATCAAGAGAACCTTGTTTCTTATTTTCAGCACGTTTACGCAATACATCTGGGGTAAAGAATGTAGGTGGATAGTCAACATAACGACGACTTACTTCATTGAATGTAAACCCAACCATGTGCTTAAATCTCTGGCGGGCCACGAAAATCGGAACATCTTCACGAATGGTTACGTCAATAAAATATTCACGCTTTCCTTCCTGATAGAACTCAACAACAGGCTTATTATAAAGTCCGGGTTCATTCTCAGGATCAGCCTCTTCAAACATATCCAAGGTTGGGATATATTCAACCAAGCCGTCATGGCCTTCAATCTCTACTTGTTCTTCATACATCTTGTATGCCTTCATAGAGCCGGGGTAAACACTGGACAAAATTGTTTTGATAAATTGTGCAACAACTGGCTGGAACAAGTGTTCTGTTTCATCCAATTGAAGTAACTGAATCCAACCATAAAGGGAGTGACGAATTACCCACGAAGGCTTCCCATAAACAAATGCCTTTGCGAAAACAATACTGTTGAGGTTTTCTTGAGAAACAGATTGAATGAACCAGTCAATATCAAACCAATCTTCATCAAATGCAAATGTTTCACGAACATGAGAAAAAGGCGTCCAGTGACCATGAGATGCGAGATAGTTTAAAAGCTTTTGATCGCCTTCTTTCAACGACCCGTCATCATTAAACGAAGATTCTTTATCAAAAGATACACGTGCTGCATTAACGATAAAAATGTCATTATATGGTGTTTTTACTTGTGTTACTGTACTTTTGTTAGTCTTCAATGCGGGGGTTTCAATCAGGTTGTTGATAAGTGTATTAGTCATTTGTGTTACCTTTGTTATTTTTTGTAAATATACCAGCAAACCATTCAAATGTCAAGCATATTGAATAAATTTTTGGAGATTATATTATGTTTAAATTAGGAGATTTTGTTCTATCGGATTTCTTGAAAGAATCAAGTGATTCTTCATCAAAACGTTTAGTATTATTCATGTCCGCAACTGCTATGTCATTAGGTGTATTGATTTTGACAGTAGCATCATTTTACACAACGGTCGCTGATTCCCTTATGTGGGCTTTAACTATACCTTTATCTACTATGGCTGGTGTTTCATATGCTTCCGTGGAAAAAGAACGTTTAAAACTTGCACAAATGAAAGAAAATAAAAAAACCGATGGTGAAACAACAACAGATGATACAGGAAATAATGATGGAAAACAATAACCCTTTGATCGAGTTGGTTGAAAATAAAACAGTTTTAAGTGAAACTGTATACGCCAACGTCAATATGAACGAAACATCAAAAACAAAAACAAATATGGCAGAACTCATCGAGCCAGAAAATAAAGCATTACAGGGGTGAAAAATGGATATCAAAAAATTAATAGAAGAACTTAAAGTTGATGAAGGTGTTCGTCTAAAAGCATATACCGATACTGTAGGTAAGCGCACAGTTGGTGTTGGACGAAATTATAGTGACGTACCATTTAGCCGTGAAGAATGTCAAGCAATATTCGGAACAACCAGTATATCTTTCCACAACGCCGATGTATTTCTAAGTACAAAAGGGTTGACTATGGAACAAGTCGAGATGTTATTGAAAAATGATATAAATCGTTGCATAAAAAATCTTGAAGGTAAAGATTTCTGGGAAGTAGTAAAAGACATAGAAGGCCCAAACCGTGCTATTGTCAACCTTTGTTTCAATATGGGCATCACTACATTATTGACTTTTAAAAATACTTTAGGATTTGTCAAGAAAAAAGATTGGAAAAATGCTGCGCTAAATCTAACTAAATCTAAATGGTACACTCAGGTTGGCACACGTGGGCCACGTGTGATAAAACTAGTTTGTCCAGATTTTTATGATCAACCAGTCACGCCTGCGGCGGCTTCTGTAAAGAAAAAGAAATGATGAAAGGGAGTTTAAACTCCCTTTTTACATTCTTCACAATCACAATTATTCAAAATATTACAACTAGGGCAACCATGCTTTATATTATATTTTGTTTTCGGAAATTGTCCATGAATAGGGCACAAACAATATTTTTTGCTATACATATAACTACACTTTTTACAACCATGACCTTTTAAATGACTTCGTGCCAACTGTTCAAAATCACCATGAATAGAACATGTAATTATTACCTTTGAACAACTATTTTCATAAACTGTTTTATCATAATTATACTTATTACCATGTACTTTTTTAAAGTTTTCAATAACCTCATTATTTGATGGTACGCCATAATGACATTTTGGACAACCACCCTCTTTTTCATTTCGTAAATGATTATTTGGAGAAACTAAAAAATCACCATGTTTAGGACAAGTTAATATAACTTTTATATGTGAATGTGAATAATCTGTTTTATCGTAATTATACTTGTCACCGTGTACTTTTTTACTTTTCTCAATAAAAGATGATGTTGTTAACGCCCTTTTATTAACTGGTTTTATATTTCTACCACTACATGCATAACACCCACATTTTTTGAGAATATGATTATTTGGAAATTGTTCGAAATCGCCATGAACAGGACATGTAATGATTACTTTTTGTAAACTTTTTACATATACAGTTTTATCATAATTATACTTGTCGCCATGTATAGCTTTGGCTTTCTTTATGAATAATTCAGTTTTTGTTAACTCTTTTTCCATTGTGAATCTTCTTTTGGAAAAATATATGAATATTTTATTTCAATGTCGTTAACATTACCTTTATCATCAACATTTCCAGATGAGCAAAACCCTACAGTAAAATGCTCTCTGTCCAATGTGAAACCATTAAATACTTTTAAATCTGTTGTTAATCCTTTCTCCGTTACTTTAGCATTCTGACATATACCAACAACATTTTCCAAATCTATTTTAAAATCATCACGTATGCCGCTTAAACATAATATTTTGTTTTCATTTATTTGTTTAGACATAGATTCCAAAACATCATTACTATAGATAACACCATTTCTGGATACCGTGTTTGAAAGTGTTACCAAAATATCCTTTACGTAATTTTTCTTCCATGTTATATCAACAGTAGAAAATGTATTTTTATCATCATCAAATAATTCATAACCATTTTCAATACACTCATCAATAAACTCATTATAAGTTTCATCTGAATCAATTGGTCTAGAATTTATCTGTGATGTTATCTTTCTATAACTTTCGTACTTAGATTTAAAACCATCACGCTCACGTTTTATCATTTCATCATATGTTAATAATGGTAGCTTACCAATCAAAGAATGGTATTCCATGTATTCATTTTCCGATGGCAATGCCTTTTCATATAAACCGACATATTCATCATAACTTAATGAATTGTCAACTTTTTGTTTGTAAAATATTAGATAAGGGTATTTCATTATTATCTCACTTATAATTTTCGTTAGTCAATAAATGGTACAAAACAAAACCATGACCAACTTTTTTATATGGGTTGTTTACTACTTCTTTCAGTGTCAGTTTTTTCATTTTATATGCATCAAAATCACGAATAGCATAACATTCATATCCATCACATACTTCTTTATACAATTCCAAAAATACCGAATTATGTAAACAAAAATCAATGTATAGTGGAAAATATATTTCTTTTCTTGCAGAAACATAATCATACTTCACACCATCAACATAAGAATACAGTGGCTTTGCCCCTTTCCCCATAGGATAGCGATAAGCAAAAGAAGACTTGAATCCTCTTTCTCTCCATTCATACCATTTTTCATTTGGGGTTCCATTATCATCATGTTGTGGATATACTTTCGAAAATTGCCATGCGTTTTCAACATTATTAGCAAATATATCTTTAAACCTAACGTCATAATGAGTGAAAGGCGATAATTCTTTATACTTATCACCCCTTGATGTACAATTGACTTCAATGTATCCTTGTGGCAACAAGTCATTATATGAAATTGTTATAATTCTCATTTTAATATATTCTGTATATCTGAACTATAAATTGGCTGCACTTCAACTGCTGTGGTGCCATATGATTCAATATTAGTAGATGGTGGACTTAATATAGCAGATTTTGCTTTATCTGTTATTAACACTTCATAATTCATGTCTTTCGCATGTTCCAAGAAAGCTTGAAATTCATGTACGTTATTAACATCAACTGTTTCGACTACTTTACTATGTTGAACATACAAGAAGTATTTTGGCTTAACTGAATCCATGTATCTCTTATAAAAGGCATTATATGTTTCATTAAGGTCATATGACCCATCCGAAACCTTTTGTGTTTCATTCAATTCTTCCAAAATTTCTTCATATTTCTTTTTAGAAGGTATTTTTTTCATATGCTCTTCGTAAAACTCCTGATAGGTTTTATCAGGAGAACTTTTACGATAATATATGGTCATAGGCCAATTTGTCATACAAACAAACCGGATATGTCTGCGGGAGAGAATGTAGAAGGCTTCAATATCTTTCCATCTTCACGCTTTACACATTTTACTTCCCCATTGTCATCAACAAACTTAGAGAAATTAGAACGCTGAACTTCATCAAATGCAGCTTTAGACAATTCCTTAGACCAACCACGGGAACGCATATAACCAACAATAACCCAAATCATATCAACGCATGCATCTAGTTCCTCGACATGATCTTTATTACCATAGGCTTCCAAAAACTCTTCATATTCTTCCGTGATAAGATTCTTATACAATGCCATTGTGGTTTCATTCTTTTGTGTACCAGCAATGTCATTCCATTCCCAAATCTTCTCAATAATAGTGCCCAATAGTGGTTCAACAGGGTGAACATTATGTTCTAATCTATCAACAGTATAAACCCTCGCTGAAAACCCTTTTACTGTTTCCTCAATTATCTCATTTATTTTTTCCTTACTCATGTTCCCAACATCAACATAAAATACTTCACGATCTTCCATTTCTTTAATCCTTTAATCCAAATTCAATTTTTTAATCTTATCAACCAATACGTCTTTTTCATTGCTATTTCTAAGCTTATTCAATTCATCATTTACTTTAGAGATTTGCTTTTCTAAATCTAATATATTATCTTTAGTAAACGAATAGGATGGTATTGATATAATCTTTTCTGAAATATCATTCGAAACATTATTTCCAAGTGAACAAACATATGAAGCCAATTCTTTCTTAGTATAATTTTTCAGATTGATTACATTTTCAACAACATTCGTAATAAACTGTTTTTTTACAGTCATCTCCAAAAGACGTTGTTCAGTTTGATTTATACTGTATTGTAACGAATCTTTTGTCTTTTGTAAACGATAATTACAAAAATCTTTCACCAAATCTTCAACTGATGTGAAAATACGCAACTTCCCATGTTCATCAACAGTTGAAATATTCTCTGTTTCTGTTTTCATTAATCCAAAAAACTTAGTAATGTCCTTGTCAATAGCCTTATTTTGTTCTGGTGAAGTATAGACCACAAAACGAAAACCATTCTTATTACATTCATCATCAAAATCATTTATTTTATTGGCATTTTTAAGTCTCAATAAAATATTGAAGTATTTTTCACGATCATAACCAATAGGCAATTCTTTAATGACATAAGCCTCTTTACGCCCAACCTTTTCTTTATCAACAATACCATATGTTGCCCATCTCCCATCCTCAAGCAATTCAACTTTCCCATTGAAATGTGGATATTTTACCTGCATAACTGTTTTTATTTTTCCTTTAGTCAGGTATTCCAAACATGCTTGCTTAACATCTTTCCATTCACGAGGAAGAATGTTACTCGCAAAGCCCACTGCAACGCCTGAAATGCCGTTTATAAGCGACCACGGAATAACAGGTAGGTAAGTTATGGGTTCTGGTGTATCGGCCTTAAAATCGCAAACAGAGGTGTCTATGAAGGTATCTTTAAACTTGTCGGAAAGGCTAACATAAATGTAACGGGGGGCCGCTGATTCTTGTATTAGACGAGAACCGAAGTTACCATGACCATCGAATAATGGAATGTTGTTTTTCCATGATGCAGCCATACTAACCAAAGCATCTTGAGCAGAGGTTTCGCCATGAAGATATTCATATGAACTAAGTGAAGACCCTAACTCTGCTACCTTTACTTTTTTGTGTGCTGCCATTTGTAATGCGGCATATATCAATTTGCGTTGAACAACTTTCAAACCATCAATATAGTTTGGGAGAGCACGTGATTGGATAACATACAATGAGTAATCCATATAATGTTGATTGATGTAATCAGTAACAGTTATAGGCGATAACAAGTCGATATCAATCTCTTGTTCCTCTACCTTTTTTCCTTTTTTCATTTTTTAAATCCATTTATATGTGTTTAGTAAAAATATGTAAATTATGTGATAATAGTTAAAGCCGATATCTTAACGATATATCGGCTTTTCATTAATTTCAACAATAGCAAAATTTACAAATGTCGGCGGCGATTGTATCCACTTACGACCGTTAATATCAGCATCAGCAGAAGAAGTGACAACACATATTTCCAACTTATCATTTGCGTATTCATTTTTAAGACGTTCTACGTTTCTAGTGAAGTTATACGCATTTGTTTGGAAAAATGATTCTTTAGTAACCATAACTTCCTCAAAACGTCTAACTCCTACAACACGTTCTTTATTATATGTGACATACTTACTAGGAGTAGATTCTGCAATAAGTGTCAAAATGCGGTTATACATTGCACCGAGAGAATCATCAACCAGTTCATTTTTAACTTCATTGACATGCTTAACACCCCATAAAGTAATAATTTCATCATCTTTTAATGGTTCTTCTTCTGGTACAACATCATCAACACACGCTGAATCATACTCAAGACCGCCATATACGAGAATATTTGGGTCTTTACTTAAATCTATTTTATTAACCATTATAGTATTTCCTCTGTTATTATTTTTTTAATAAATTGTGTCGGTGAATAATGTGTTAGTAGTATCCACTCTGTTTTTACATTTCCATCAGAATCTTTATATTCACAGCATATTTCCAATATTTGTGCTTTAAAATATCTAGATTTAGATTTTTCCTTTAATTCATTTTTAAATAATTTAGTAACAAATGCACTTTTAACACCAATTACTTTCATATCTTTTGGAACATAAATTAACATTTGATTTTCTTTCAATTCAAATAATGCCTTGTCAATTTTCTCATACAATTGATTTCGCTCTTTTTCAACAGCAGCTTCACAAAATGACTTATAGTTGTCCATTGCTATCATTATGTTATTCTCATCACGCTTATCGGCATTAGTTTGGGTAAAAGCTAACCCATTAAACTCTATTGATGAATCATTTATTTCCAAGTTAGTTACATCCAATTCCATTGTATTCATTTAAACTCACCCAACAACCATTTCTTTCTCATATCAGAATCATCTCCGAAAGCCATTTCTAAATGACGTTTATCAGATTCCGACGATAATGTTATAGGAACCAATTTAGGATTATTAATGCACTGTTCATACACTTCTAGTGGCATAGTACCAAGACCTTTAAAATATGTTTCCTCATAACCCCTTATATTCTTCTTATCTTTATTGTATTCATCAAACGAATAATAAAGTCTTAAATCATTTCCTTTTTGAGCGGATAATAAAGGTGTCTTAACTATGAACACACGTTTTTCATCAAACAACCTTGTTCCCCACAAATAGAACAGATTAACCAATTGCATTCTGATACTGATACCGTCAACGTCAGCATCCGTCATAATCGCAATTTTTCCATAATTCAAATCCTGTGGTGGTTTTCCAAGATGCAATCCAATGACTGATATCAATTCAGACACGGTGACGTTATCCATTATGGCGTTATACTTCATTCCAGTGACATTCAAAATCTTACCACGCAGGGGATAACCACCAATTTTCGTGGATTTTCTAGTAGCCAATAAAGGGGACATAGCGGAAAGACCTTCTGCAACAAATAATATTCGTTCCTCTGGTTCAGGATATGTTGCTTGTATATGGTTTACAATATCTAATTTCTGTGATTTCTTTTGTTTTCTAGCTAACTCCAAGCGTTCAGCTAATTCTTTCTTTGCAAGTATAGATTGTATTATTGGATTGATGATATTTTCAGTTGTTAAAATCTTCTTAGCCAAACCAGTGAAATCATAACCTTTAAAAAACTCAGCAACTTCATTACGACTGTTTGTTATTTTTTCTTTAGTTTGTGAATCAAACTTCAAGTTTTGAAAATTAACAACATACAAACCAAGAAACAAATTATTTTTTATTTGACTTGGTGTTACTTCAATCTTATGCTTCTTTTTTATTAGTGGTTGAAGAAGACTACACACTTCGGAAGTGATATAATCAACAACTGCGCCGCCATTTGGAGTATGTAAACCATTAACATACGAATGGAATCTAAACTCTTGGAACTCGGCAGTAGAACCTATTATAATTGTGAAATCATTTTCCTTAACAATAATATTATCTTTATAAAATGATGTTGCTAACGCAGACATATCATGTATGGAAACCAAATCACCATTAAAAGTAAACTTAATCTTAGGATAACATATGGACAAGTTTATCAATCGTTGTCTGATATATTCAGCATGATTATTAAAAGAAACTTCACCCTTGTTGAATTGTTCCAAATCTGGTAAAAAGGTAACTTCGGTGAAATTCTTTTTAGATTTAGTGACTTTTGTTATCATACCGTCTTTTTGAAAAGTCAAACCATGTGTACCATCATGCGTCTCCCCAAAAAACTTGGTTGAAAAAACATATGTTGCAAATGACCCAACGCCATTAGCACCTAACGTAACACGGTTAGCATCAAAAGAAGTGCCAGAACGTGCCCTAGACCAAGATAATACTGGTCTGTATTCATCAACACCATCTGGTTTTACAATAGGAATACCACGACCGTTATCACGTACTGTCACCAGAAAACCATCTAGGTTTTCTTTCATGGATATGTCTATTTTGTTCGCATATTTCCCATTGGTTCTAATACTTTCATCAACACTATTGTCAATGATTTCATTGATTATCTTTGCAAGGCCGGGAACTATCTTTATTGATTTATATTCCGCTTCTGATAATACCCCATCAGATAGGTTTATAAAATATGTTGATATATCAGTCTCGTCAACAGAGCCGATATACATGGAGGGTCTAAGCTTTAAATGTTCTTCGTCCGTTAGAACCTTAAAATTATCATTATTTGTCATTTTACATCCTTGATATGAATTATGTGAATTATTATAGTATTAAACGTTTTTCAACTTTATTATATATTGTCCCAATAATTCCATCTATAGTATCATACATATCCAAAACTTGCAACCATTCTGTAGGAATATTGTTAACACCGTAATGTGCACCTGCCAATTGACCAACAATAGCAGCCGTTGTATCTGCATCATAACCTTGATTAACCGCCATTAAAACAGCATCTTTATAATTATCGGTTTTATAAAAACACCACAATGCTGCTTCAAGAGACTCAATAATATAACCTGTACCCTTGATAGAATCATAATCTTTATTAAGGTATTCACCAAAAATTATTTTCTTCAACCCATCAGATGTATTTTTATCGTTAGCCAAGAAATGAACAGGTGATATGATGTTTTCCTTTTTAACACCAAGCAACGCACGATGCATGTAAATTGAAAACAATACTGCTCCATAAATTGACTCATATGAACCATGTGTTGTTTGTGTAGATTTAACAGTAGCCTTCATAAGACCATTAAAATCTTGAAAGTAAAACATTGGCAATGGCGCTAAGCGCATAATACTACCATTACCAGCTTTCTCAGGATTGTTTTCTGTACAGACATAATTTCCTGTCTGTAAAAAATCCTGTATTGCTAAACGTGTAGTACGTCCAATACCATTGCACTTTTGGTTACATCCCATATACCCTTGCATAAACCATTGGGCATACTTCCTCATTTGGTCTAACTGATCCACACCATCACTGTCAATCAAGCTTTGCGCCAAACATAAAGCCATGCTGGTATCATCGGTAAATTGACCTGCCTTTAAATCATGACTAACACTATCCTGCATTCCAGTAATAGGGTTTTGGTCAAGCCATTCTCTTGGCTTCCATTCGGCTGGTGCCCCCACGGCATCACCACACGCAAGACCAAACAATGCACCTTCAAACCTTTCTTTTATTTCCATTTACCGTATTTCCATCACTTTGTTAATATTAATCACCAACACCTTCGTCAAAACAATTTTCACTAATAGAGAGGTCTTCATGTTCACAGCATGGTCGATAAAAGTCGTCATCACCATTACAATACCTATAATTATACGACCTATTATGTTTAGCCATATCATGAATGATATTATCATCACTAAACCAACAATTACTTTTATCATTTTTATAATTTGAAAGCATTAATTCCCCAATTTCAAAGAATCCAAATATGCCTTTTCGTATGAACTTCCAACCATCTGATAAAGATTATTTGGATGATAACGTTCTTCTATAACTTCACCATAAACATGCCAATCTTCAACTAACATATGATGTTCATGACATAAAGAAATGCCATTAGAGGCAACATAGCCTCCGTTTGGCATTTCTTTTCTATCGGTTATATGATGTGCATCAAGGGTTTCAGTAATATCACAAAAGACACATTTATATCCGTCACGTCCAAAAACAGACTCACGAAAGTTTTGGCGTATGAGTTTTTTCTTTTCACTCACGTACAGGTTTGTCCGCTATGTTGGCAGCTTCTTTATCTGTATTGGCATCAATATACGATTTCAATGCTTCAACAACCAAATCACTAACCTTTTGTTGTATAATACCAAAATGGTAATTTATAAGGAATATATCGGTCACTGGTCTTTCCTTAAATTGCAATGCAACTAAGTCCAAATCAAACATAATCTCAGCATCCCCACCAAAGCGAACATTTTTCAGTTCATAAACACTACCTTTGTAGTCGCCATCAATTATCATATAATGGTCTTTTAATGTATCATTTGTCAAAGCAAATGGGTGTTTCATTACTTTCATATTTTATCCTTACTATTCAAAACATATTCATTATTATCTAACCAATGTATTTCTGGTGGGCCACTATGTTCTTTATCAAAAACAAACCATGCATACACCATCATTCCAGTTTTATACTTACCATCTTCCCTAAGTTTTTCTCCTAATAATGGATAACGTGTATAAACATACACAGCCCTCAATGAAAAGTCCTTATCACAATATATGTTATCGTAACGCTTCTTACCATGCAAGTAAGAAAGTGGCAAAAGCATAGCTATCTGACGTGTAGCAATCTTTTTAGCATGTAGTATGAACTCATATGCCAATGAAAAAGGTGGGTTTGTTATAATGTTATCTATGGTGCCATTGTATTTCAAAAAATCAACTTCTACGTCAAACGCAGTTACATTGTAACCATTTTCTTCCAAAACCTTTACAATAGCACCATCACCACAAGCAGGCTCAAGCACATCCCCATAAAAAGAATGTGCTTGAAGAAATTGTTGAGTTAGTGAATATGGGGTTTCATAAAAATCTGACTTTTTACGATTTCCTGAAACATTATTTGTGGAAAAATTTTTACCCTTTGGTATATCGTTAATCATGTTTAGTGTTAAATGTTATTATGTATTCACTACAATCTACTATAGATTCAAAATCAGATGATAAAGGTCTATTATGGTTAGTGTACGCACGTTCTATAAACTCTTTAGTTTCCATATCTCTAAAAACTTTATAATCTATATTTTCACGCCAATTTTGATAGCATCTTCCATCTTTTTCAGAATCTTCGGTCAATAATAGATTTCCTTCCATTTTATTTCAATTCCGGATTATACAATTCTGCCAAGGTATATTTCTTCTTACTATCCAACCACGAATAATCTTGTTTAATAGACTCCATGAATGCACAGGATTCGGTATAATCCAATGCACGGAAATCAATGATACCTTGACAACGACCGGGGCGAGTCAATGCATTATCCATTTCACGAATGTTAGGTAAGTTTGTAGAAATAAGGATTTTCTTACTATTGATTGGAGACTTAATGAAACCATCAGATGCTGCAAGCAAACGATACATTGTCAAATTACCATCATTACGTGCAGTCAAATGGATATCAATATCCTCAAAAACAATAGACTTTGCAGAAGAAGTCAAGAACTCACTGAACAATTGATCAGACTCAATAGCACGATCCGAGTTAGTATAAAATACGGGAACATCTTGAGGTGTATATTTGGCCATCAAAGAACGAATTAATGTGGTCTTACCTGTTCCGGGTTGTCCTTTAAAGATGCAGACACTGCGTTCATTGTTAAAATAATCTTCAAAATATTGATGCATGTTTTTGATATACGGATACGCCAATTGGTTCAACGACGGGGTAACATCCATCAACATTTCATTATATACAATTTTTCCTTCTTGAAAATAATAATTGTATACTTTCATCTTATTAGGAGGAACAAAAGAAACATCTTTCAATATTTCCAAAAACTCTAATGTTTTACTACAAGTTCTCATAATAGAGTTATACGACATCTTGTAAGATTCTTCAACACAATCATTTACTTCTGATATAAAGTTAACTTTTACGATTTCTTCATTATCATTGGTAATATAGATAAACTCTTTTGAAGAACCAGAAAAGTGATAAATTAAACATTGTTTTTCTTCCAACAATGCCTTCAAACGAAATAAGTTCTGCTTTGTTATATAAAAATATCCAAAACCAGAATTATAATAATTAGTTCGTGAAAACATCTCCGACAATCGTTTAGATAAAATTGCTTGATAGGAGTTTACAATTGGGTTGTTGGAAGTTTCGTGAGAAGCTATATAATTTGTTTGTAAAAAAGTCATTTTATACTCTTGGTGTTATTAATCATTTTTGGATTGGGTATTATAAGAAACGTCATCATAACATTCATTATAACGGTCTGTATTATATTTTACAGGATTACAATATTTTTGCGGTTTAGGATTATCATCACGTGATTCGTCATAAATATAAAACATATCCCTAGACGTTGTATAATTAAACATGCATTGATGATCGAATATTGATGTACTATTGCTCATTTAGTCATTACTATGTTGACTACGGAACGTCAACCCCTCATCATTAAAATTGTTCAAAAACTCAACTTCATCCGAAAAATCGTTATGTGTTATAGTATCAATTGGTATTTTCATTATAGAACGATCAAACTTTGAAAACATATAGTCAAACATTTTACGACTATAAAGCGTTTTAATTTTTTCGTTTAATTCATTACCGTGGTTCTAACCACAAGTGACGATAATAATTAAGTGTTTTAACATTCATCATTCTGACAATGCCATTCATCGACTTCATCATATATGGAGTCATGGTAATAATACCCATAGTCTTTTTTACAAGAGCTATCGAGCATGCGGTTTATTCCTTTGTCTGTAATTCCATGTGCTCTTGATTGCATACCACTAAAACAACGTTCATCATTGTAAGATTTATTATTCGACGAATTAGAAGATGAATAATCCACGGGGGTTATTCCCCGTGATGATCAATCGGTGAGTATTTCTTCTTAGACATAATTTCTTTTACTTCACTAAAAGAAATTGGATAAAAATCATGACAATCAACGCCAACATCTATGCGTAATTGAGTGTTATCATCAGGCAGTGAACCATGACTATGGCCATGCAACATCCAAGCGCCATGATGGCTCTTATTCCACGTTAGCATAGCATAGTGACATAATGTTATACTTTGGTTTTCATGTTTTATTTCCATGAAATCACGAACCTGTTCAAAACAATCACGGAATGCACGATCTTTTACCATGTACTTATCATGATTACCTGCAATCAAAATCTTACGACCATTCATTCGTTTCAACAAAGAAATGGTGGTGGAAACCTCTTTGTAGAATGCAACATCACCAAGGATGTATACCGTGGAGTTAGGAAGAACCTTGGAATTGAAACGCTCAATCATGGTATTATCCATGCGTTCAACAGTCTCACGACTTAGTTTAAAGCGGCGTTCAAACTCACGGTATTCTGCGGGAGTTAGGTTAGCTTTTGCTTTGTCATACTCATGACGTTCAAACTGATCCATAAAAGGACGGTTCGAATATTTTATTACATTACCATGACCGAAATGGAGGTCACTTGTGAAAAATATTTCATTGCTCATTTTCTTATCTCTTGTTCTCTTTTAATTTTGCAAGGATTATAACAAAATAACATGAAATATGCAACCCCATTTTGTACACTTTCTGTTATATCTCCCCCATATGTCTAACAACCGTCAAAATCATAATTTTAGATGGGTCTTCTGCACTCGGCTTTAAAATAAAAATACCGCTTTTCGTTTTCACGTAAGAAGCATCACCATGTTTATGCTTTGTTGATTGTTTATTGACATAGAATGGGCAGAACTCATACTTGCGTTGTACATATCCACTCATGACAAGTTTCTTGATAAGGCGTATCTGCATTTTCTTTGATTGTGTTTCTGTCAGTGTCATATGTAAACGAAAACGTTGCATAAAACGAGTTAGACAATGAGACGAAACAATGAGTTGATCTTGGTCAGAAGGAATTGAAAAAAGAGAGTGTGTAATCATGATTTGTTCACGAAAGATGATAATAAGAGTATATCATCTTTCGTGAACCCATGTGTATCAATTAAGTAAACATATCACCGTTATAACCATTTGGATGAGAGCGTTTGTATGTTTTTTCAACATCATCCAAGGAACTTCCACTTAAAACCGAGCGAGCACGGTGAATAGCAGTTGTTGCAACACGAGGGTCTAAATCACTTGCTAATTTATGCAACACATTATGACGGGTGGTATGCTTTGCTACAGTGTGACGTACTGATGGAGCATTATCACTTGCCATATATTCATGAAATTGCGGGGCATGCGCCGCCAATTTTTCCTTAACATTTGTGTTAATATCATCAACCATCTTTGTCAAAACTGGATGTGGCGCATGTTGGGCAGCAATCATACGATCTTTGTAATTATAACTAGTAGCCAACTTATGATAGGCTGAATCTGGGGTCTTTGCACGTAAATCATCAAATCCTTCTTTGTCGTCACTAGTGGCAAAATGACGGTGAAGTGTCATAAAATCACTGTCAGACTTTGCATGGAGTACACGTTCTGGTATTGATCTACGCATCAATACATCCAAAACCCCTTCATAAACTACCGTATGTTCTTCAACAAGAATGTCTTCAAACCTATTCATTTAGCTCACCGGGGAAACGTCGTTATTAACAAAAATTTGATTATATTCCTTGGTAACTTGATCATCCGGCATATCTATAACTTTTTGTGTTTCTTGTTGCAACATCATCGAGTAGCCTAACGAGGAAATTGGGCAAGATTTTTGAACACGTAAACGCAATATGTCTATCAGTTGACGTTTCATATTATCAATGTTAACCGATTCATTGATTGTTTTTCTAACAACATATGGTTTATCTTTCAAAAACTCCAAAAGAGAATTAATGTCGGTTCCAACTTTGAGTACAGGTATTTTTGCACCTATATTGTCATGTGCTGCCCAACGATGATGACCATCAACAATATAATTGTCTTCGGTAACTATAATTGGTTTCTGTTCTGCACCCGAACGTAGTGCCATAACAATTGCTTTCACCTTCCCATCATTGAATTGAGATTGTGATGGTAATAGCTGATCGGTATCAACTACATCTTTAGTATAATTTATGTCTGGATGTTTTTCTACATCAGCCAAAAATTGATTTGTTTCTATTTGTGGCATATTGACACGCTTTATTCCCAAATTTTGATCTTTATTTGGCAAATCAGCGGAATCAAAAAATTCCATCAATGTCATCATATTTTTCATAATGATCCCTTCTATTAATGATATCTGTATTTAATTAACATACATTTCCATATTATCTTTTGTTTTGCAAACAACATTACGCAAAGATTCATTTATTGAATATAATAATGTTTCTTGTTTTAGGTTTGCATATGCTAATTTATCAGCTTGGATATGAGAATTTATATGTTTTATCACTGAATTAATATTAAACATCACTATCTCATCCGATACGCCTTGGGATATAGATTCTTCCAGTTTTTCAAACAATTCTAATAAGTCATCTGAATCCAACACCGAACTTAAACAAAGTTTGTATAAGTTTTCTGTATCATTATTACACATTTTTGAATGTTTTTGAATTATATCATATATTTCAAAAATTGTTTTCTTTGATTTCATATTCGCACCAGAGATGTCATCTGTGTATGATTTAAAATAATCCAACAATTCAAACAATACTTTAATACTCTCTTTCATTTTTTCGGAATGCGTATTTTGAAATTTCAAAGACAATTTATGCTTTAGACTAATTATAGAATTAGTCATGGGATTTTTAAATTCTTTCTGTAAAAAAATATTCTTGTATATTTCCGCCTTCATCAACTTTGGCGATTTTATGCTATCCATACTACACCATTCATTAATAATAAAGAACTATACCCGGTTCAAACTTACCTTTATACATAGTTCTAACATCTTTTCTTTGTGAAGGATTATTTCTATTAAAACTAACATGTATCCAAATCATGTTGCCATGTTCAAATAACAATTGGTCAAACACCAAATTATCACGCATCCATTGTGCCCTAACTTTGTATTCAGCATTTGTTATACCGGGCCACTGAATATCACAAGCTTGCCCCTTTTCATGTTGACTTTTACCAACAGTAAATGATCTAAATCCAGAATTTACTCTAAAGTTTGGATACTTTTCCCATATCTTTTCAAGAACATTTTGAGCAAGACCTTGTAAATTACATATAATCTGTGCTACCGTAAATCCTGCCTGTGCCTGTATTTCATGTTTGAACAAGCATTTTGTACTTAAATCGTCCAATGTAAAATGGGTTGAGAGTTTTAAATTGTAATCTATCTTTTGTATATTTGCACAATCTGATAATAATGGCGTTGGTTCAGTATTCATTGACTTAACATCCCTTTCTGGTTTACTTGTTGACGCTTCCGTTGTGTCATCAGCTAAAGTTTGTGGTGTATATTCTATGTTGTCAGGTTCGTCAAATACAACATACTTACCCGTAGATTGTATTATTGGGCCTACCGCTTCGCTGCTATATTGTGGTGGCAATGATATTACTTCACCTGTTGATGAAACTACAGAAGTTGGCATGATAGATATCGGAATCGCTTCACCGACCCTTACTTTGGTAGAGCCAGTTATCAAAATTGATCCACAATTAACAAAATCCCCTATTTTAGCCAAAGGTCTTCCACCAACTAATACTTTTTCAGAACCTGATGCAATAGCACCCGGATGACACACAGGGCCACAACAATGTGTTGTTAATAAATCGCCTATACAACTAGCGGGCATTCCTTCAATTAATACCTTTGGATTACCAACAATAACATTATGTGGCGGGAAACATCCATGACCACTGCCCATATCACCTAATCTAACCGCACCGGGCATAATATACCTCCAAACATGAATGTTATTTAAACATATTTTGTACGCAATAAATGAAAAAAGCCCTTTAAGGGCTTTTTTAATACATCTTTTTAGGCTCTGATATTACAACCATACTAACATTTGCAACCCCTGCATCAATCATTCCGATTCGTTTAGCAGCAGCCGGTGATAAATCAAGTATTCGTTTACCAACATAAGGGCCACGGTCATTGATCTTAACAACAACACTTTGGTTGTTTTCCGTGTTTATTACTTTTACAATCGTACCCAATGGTAGTTTCTTATGAGCAGCAGTCATTGTAATTCCGTTTAGACGCTCTCCACTCGCAGTTTTCCTACCTATAAACTTCTTCCCATACCAAGATGCTTTACCAATTTCAATTCTTGAGTGTGTGGACTTTACCAAAATCGTGTCCTTACTTTTGGCGTTCTTCTTTCCCTTCTTCTTCTTTTCAGTCTTCACCACGCTTTCATGCGAATGATCGGTTTTCTTGGTGTTACCTGCCTCGGCGGCGATTGGAGCCATGAATACAATGGCAACCAACAATGATTTTACTATATTAGACATTTAAATTTTACCTCTCTAATGGACAGGGACGGATTAAAAATATAGATCAGTCAGATACAACAATGTCCCCATCAGAAGTGCGTCTCATAACCACACAATTATATCAAAATTTTGAACTCTTTACTCCCATAACATGTAAAAATTTGTGTTCAAAAACCCAGTTTAACAACTATCTTTTTTGACGTTGCATATTTTATATACAGAATTTTGATTTGTCAAGTAAAAGTTTAGTTGTCACCATTTAACAAATAGCCCTAAAACCTTCTATAAGCTCGTTTAAGGAGGTATTGATGGCATTTTAATACGAAGGTACTTAATTTTTGTTTAAGCGTCTTAAAACGCTTTATAGAGCGTTCTATGAATGTGTTTAATTGGTTTGATAGACTCTTTTCTTTTAAATGAAAAGAAAAAGATTGTTTGATTAAAAAATGGTCGTTAGGCATACTTGAGCGTAGCGAAAGTATCAGTTTTATATTTTATAGTGAGCGTAGCGAATGAGGAAATATGATATTTGAATTGACCAATATAAAATATGAACGAAGTGAACGTTCTATGACGAATGGAATGAGGAATAGAACCAAATATAAAATTTGTAATGAGCGTAGCGAATGAGGAAAATATGATGTAGAGATTTTTATACCATGATTAAAATTTTAATACTGGTATTTTACATTTTTAAATTATTTTTCCTCACTCACTATGTTCGTTATAACTGATACTTTCGCTACGCTCAAGTATGTGTCTTTGACACTATAATTTTTCTTCATTTTTTACTACATTTTTGGATTTAAGCAGACCCTATGCTTAGACCTGAATTTTTCTTCTTTAAAAACATGTGTTTACACCATCTTTCTTTAATAAGAAATATAAAATAAAAATAGTAAAAGAAGTGTTAGTAGTTGCGCAAATCTAGGGGGTATTTTTTGTTGAAATTTGGTAAAAAATGTGGTAGAATTATCACCTTTCTAAAGGATTAATTATGACAAAAGTGACAGTGTTTAGTGCATTATGTGGTTCTGGTAAAACAAACAAGATGATTCAAATGATGGCTGAGTCATCAAATAACATAATCTATGTTACTCCGTTATTGTCAGAATGTCATCGAATTGCTGGCACATCTTATGATGAAAACGATGTCTATAAACGTCCATTAATGGTTTCTGACGATGAGTATTATTATGATGAAACCAATCCATTAAAAAATAAACGTTTCAGACACCCTACGAATAGTAAAGGAGAGACTAAATTATCAGATGCAATGACGTTAATTGAAAATGGGTACAATATTGTTTCCACACATAGTCTTTTTTCAAACTTCACACCTTCTATAGCAAATGTTATTCAAGAAAAAGAATATACGTTATTTCTTGATGAAGTTGTTTCGATATATGAGCCTGCTACGGATATACTTGATATTAACGAGTGCAAACAACTAATAAAGTCGAATGTGCTGTCTGTTGATGCTGATGGTATTACCCTTAGATTCAACAATGAAAAGATTGCGTATACTGAAAATACAAGATTCGATACAATTTCAAACTTATGTGCTTTAGGACAATTATTAATTATTGATGAAAAAATAGTTTTATGGGAGTTTCCTGTTGATATTATAAAATCTTTCAAAGAAATATACATATCAACTTATATGTTTGAAGGAAGTCAATTATGTGCTTTTCTCAAATCAAATGGCATTGATTACACGGTTGAAAAGTTTGGACTTTTACCATCACAATTAAAAGATAAAATAACAATCGTTGATGATCGTAAAATGAATGAGGTTGGTGATAAAGTTACCGCCCTTAGTGCCGCAGATTTAGTCACTAAAAAACATTCTAATAATGAGCTACGAAAAAGATTATTAAACTTTTTTAATAATATAACTAAGGCCAATAAAAACGAAAGATTATGGACAACTTTTAAACAGGCGATGCGTGTTATATCAGGGGGAAGGTATAGTGCATCATGGTTATCCTATAACACCAAAGCAACTAATGACTATAGTGATACATGGGCAATTGCTTATTTGTTGAACTTATTTCACAACCCAATGATTGAGAAAGCCTTGTGCTATAAAAATGTGCAAATAAATGAGAAAATGTATGCATTATCCGAATTGATACAATTTATTTTTAGATCACGTATTAGAAATGGTGAACCAATTACAGTTTATATCCCTAGTAAACGTATGAGAGATTTGTTTATTTCATGGTTAAATGATGAGTTTGAATAAAGAATGTTAATCCTAAAATAATAGAACATAAATATAAAAAAAGAGACATAACATGCCTAGTATTTTAACAAATTTAGCTAAAGTTTCCGCTGCTAGAGACTTCATTAATTCATTAAACAGTGTCCCCCATTATCTTGGTATTGGTGGTATTTTAGCATGGGATAATGATCCTATACCTGATAGCATCACTAATATTGATTTGACTCAAAATGATGCATGGCGTAATTCATATTCAATGAAGAGAATAAAAACAATTGATGCCTGTTTAGTAGCACCTCGTTATGACTGGACTACCGGAACCATTTATGATTCATATACTGATAAGAGTAACATGGATGGTAAAGCATTCTATGTGTTAACAGACACGAATGATGTTTTCAAATGTTTGTCCAACAATAATGGTTCTGCATCTACTGTCAAACCAACACAGTCAAACCTTAATACATCAGACGGTTATGTGTGGAGATGGATGTACAATATACCAACCGTGTTGTATAACAAGTTTGCAACGAATGATTTTATTCCAATTATAGATGCTGCTAATTCGCCTATTGCCGGTGAATTAACTCGTATAGATGTTACAGATATTGGTTCATCATATAGTTATGCTAATATAACTATCGAGGGAGATGGTGTTGGCGCTGCTGCGTATGCACAATATTCTGGAGGCCACATTAATTCGATAGTTCTAACAAATAATGGTACTGGTTATAATTACGCAACAGTTACTATTACAGGGGATGGTATTGATGCGACAGCCGAAGTTATATTATCACCAATAGGGGGTCACGGTTTTTCTCCTGCGGATGAATTGTTGGCTAATTATGTCATGATTTCCGTAAACTTGGAATATGATGAAACAGGCTATTTTTTAACAAACAACGAGTTTAGAAAAATATTCATTGTGCGTGAACCACTTGAATATGATGGTAGTTCTAATTATGTGGAAAATGTGGCAAAAACAACAACTGATGTTGTTTTAACATCTACTGCTACATTTACACAAGACCAAGAAGTTCAAATATGGTTGAACTCAGTAAAAGTTGGAACTGCAAATGTGGCATATAATGACATTTCAAATAATAAACTTTATTTGTGTAATATCACCTCACCAATCTTAACTGAAAACCATAAGATATATGATGGGTTCAACCAATTAGACATAGTTTCTGGTGGAATTACAAAAAGCGATGTGAAAATATATTCGGGTAAGATATTATATGTTGCATATAGTTCACCCGTGTTTAGAAATATAACGCAATCAGAGACAATAAAAATACCGATTTTATGGTGATATAAATATCACACAAACACACAAATCCTTTAGGAGCTAAATTGTGGCAGGATACCAAACAAAACTAAAAACATTTACACAAAGACCATATTACGATGATTTCGATATAAGCAAAAAGTTTTTGCAGGTATTGTTTCGTCCGGGTATGGGAGTTCAAGCCCGTGAATTGACACAAATGCAAACTATTTTGCAAGATCAAGTTGCACGTATGGGTAGCCACTTTTTCGACAATGGTGCAAAAATCATTGGTGGTGAAACTTCGTTAAAACAGCAAATTGAATATATAAAATTGCCAAGCACAATGTCGTTGCCATTGTCAACAACACACAATTATATTGGTGGGACTATAACCAAGGGTAGCCTTACAGGTAAAATTACCCATTATGTTGCAAGCACTACCACCGACCCAGCAACGGTTTATGTTGAATATACTTCATCGGAAGGTCATATTCAGTCATTTTCTTCGTCTTCTGTTTATAAAATAAACATTACAAATGGTGGGACTGGATATACTTCGGCACCAACAATTACTATCACAGGTGATGGTACTGGTGCAACTGCCACTGCAACCGTTACTGCTGGTGTTATTACAGATATAACTATAACTAATAATGGTTCTGGATATACTACTGCTCCTTCTGTTATTATTGGTGGGGTTGGTACTGGTGGGGTTGCTACTGCTGAATTGATCAATACAGGGGTTACATTCAGTTTGTATAACAACGAAACTGAATTGTATGAAGATTTTGTAGCTGATATAACACAATCAGGTATTGGTTTTGGTGCTCTAGCATTTATAAATGATGGTATCTATTTTATAAATGGTCGTTTTGCTATAGTTGATCGTCAAACACTTGTCGTTTCAAAGTACACTGATATCACGCAAACTGAGAACGAAATTTCTTTAGGGTTTTTGGTTTCTGATATTATCATTACCCCGGAAGATGACAATAGTTTATACGATAATGCTATTGGTTCTCCTAATGAATCAGCACCGGGCGCTACACGTTACAAAATGGAATTGACATTCTCGGTGAAGCCAACAGATGAATCTGTTAAAAACTTTGTTCAGTTAATGGTTTTACAAAGTGGTACTGCTACAACACCACCGAATCAAACTGATTACTCACAATTGTTTTTAGATATATTGGAAAAGAGAACTTACAATGAGTCTGGTGATTATATCATAAATGACTTTTCATTGGATTTGCGTGAACATTTGGACAATGGAACAAACTTAGGTAAGTACACTGTTGGTAATGGTGGCGATAGTAACAAGATGGTTGCAATTATGGGGCCGGGCCTTGCATATGTTCGTGGTCATGAAGTTGAACGTACTGCAAATAATCCACCTCTTGTTTTGGATAAGAGCCGTGATACAGACACGGTTAACGATGTTTATATCTCAAACCCATACGAAACATATGTTTATTTGGACTTAAACCCTTCTGGAACTACACCAGCGGGTGCTACAACTGATGCTGCGTTTGATCTGTTTAATAGAAGTTCACCTGTTGAGTTTCGCAATGCTTCAAATATAGTTTTGTTTACAGCACAGCCGATGGGCCTTGAGCATTTCAGTGGCACTATCTATAAGTTGTATTTCACACAATTGAAAACTATTGTTGCCAATTCAACCGTTTCTTCTGTAACATATATTGCGCAAAGTGGTAAGTATGCTCCATTGGCGGCATTATCTGGAATAAGTGCAATCAATGTCAATACAGCAAATTCCAACTTCATACTTAACATACCATACAGCTATGTCAAGAATGTTTTTGGTTCATTGTTACAATATTACAAGACTTATTCTGGTACTGTTTCAACAGATAAGATAACATTGAATGACACAACAATACAATTTGTTTCTGACTCTGGTGCATACGTTGTTTGTATAGATGGTGTAGGATATGTAACCCCAACAGCAATTATAAAACAAACTGGCGTTGTTGAAATTGATTTACCAAGCGGTTATAACTCTATGAATTATACCGTATGGGCAAGTGTTGCGAAAAATAATTACACACCAAAAACTAAATCAGTAACGTCTGTTGTAGATGAATTACATTCATGCTATTCACCGTCTGATATCGCAAATGTTAAATTGGATCATACTGATATAATTGCTATATCATCTATATCAGTAGATGACGGTAACGGCTATATTGATTATACTGATCATTATATTTTAGACAATGGTCAGAAAAATGATATCTATGATTATGGTTATGCTCGTTTGAAGGCAGGTAGCAATGCCCCAACACAAGGTACTGTTAAGGTGTCTTACACTTACTTTAGTCATTCCTTGTCTGGTGATTTCTTCACAGTTGACTCATACTCAACAATTCCTTATGAGGATATTCCTAGTTATAATGGAAACTTCTTGGGTAATGTTGTTGATTTAAGAACTTCTGTTGATGTTTCACCAACATTTGTTACACCATCAACTGATATTATTATTGATTATAATTACTATTTGTCACGTGTTGATAATATAATTTTGAATCGCAAGGGTGTTTTTACAATATTACGTGGTGTTCCTGCACTTGACCCAAAAACTCCGGTTGACGCAGACGATTCTATTACATTGTACACTTTGCGTATACCTGCATATACATTCAAGGTTTCTGATGTTAGTGTTGATAAGAAAAATTACAAACGTTACACAATGCGTGATATATCGCAACTTGAAAAACGTATTGAGAATCTTGAGTATTACACACAATTGTCATTACTTGAAACTGATATACAAGGGAAAGAGTTTTTTGATAAGTTTAAATCTGGATTTATTGTTGATAATTTTGAGAGTTTAACCACTGGTGATGTACAAAACCCATTACACACAGTAGCTATTGACTTCTCTAAAGGAGAAATGTGCACTGAAACTGTCACCACACATGTTAACTTGGAATTAAGTTCTACTACAAATACAAACACACAAGATAATGATGGAATTATTACATTACCTTATACCGAAGTAGCACATGTTAAACAAAGCTTGGCCTCTACTCTTGTACGCTTGCAGCCTTTTGTTCAGTATGCATGGCGTGGTCGTGTAAAGCTTACACCAAACGTGGATCGTTGGGTTACTTACCAATACGCTCCTGATTTGACACTAGATGGTGGAACATACCCAAGCGGTACAAGTGCTGGTACTATACAGAATAAAGTTTGGGATTTGGCGGCACAAGTTTTTGTGGGCCAAGAAAATGCTATGGTTCACAATGGTTCCACTACTTCATCAACATCGGCAAGAACAGATGTTGTGGGGTTTTCTTTTGGTAGAGGCCGCCAATGGAGAAATACAACAACAACCACACAAACATCTTATGTAGGTACACGTACTGTTGATGTTGGGGCTGTTCCTTGGATACGTAGCAGATGGGTACAATTTAGAATAACAGGATTGAAGCCAAATACTGTCGTTAAGCCATATTTTGATGGCGTTGATGTTTCACAGTATTGTTACCAAACAATTAACAACACCATTTCGTACCCAACATGGTATTTCTGGTACTATTGGTATTTCTGGTATGATTTTGGATGGTGGAACACTACACAAAGTAACACCCAAACATTGAAATCAAATGGTGCTGGTGTTATTAATGGTTGGTTCTTAATACCAAATAACAGTAATTTGCGTTTCAAAACTGGTGTTCGTAAGTTTGAGGTAAAAGATGTCATTGAGAATCCCTCAACAAGTGCGACTGGAAATTATGATGCTTCTGGCACATCTGTAACACTACAAAACGTTTTTGTTACAACCCGTGTTGTTTCAACAAATGATTATTGGTATGACCCTGTTGCTCAATCTTTTGTGATTGAAAACCCAGAAGGCGCATTTATAACATCAATGGATTTATATTTTGGCCCAGAAGCTGATGATATTGCTGGTGTTGATGGAACTCCTGTTAATTTGCAAATATGTGATATGGTTAATGGTTATCCCGGAAAGAATGTGGTTGCATCTGTTGACGTGAACGTATTTTATGGTTCGTTGGATTCAACAGTTCCTACTAGGTTCACTTTTGATCATCCTGTTTATTTGGAACCTAATAAAGAATATGCTTTTGTTGTTTCTTCAAACTCAGAAGATTTGTCATTATGGTGTTCCGAATTGGGACAGAAAGCTGTTAGACCGGGAGATATCAACACATTCACTGGCGAATATATCAACAAACAGCCATACTTGGGAACTATGTTCAAGTCACAAAACCATAGCACTTGGACAGCAGAACAATCTCAGGATATTAAGTTCACAATTTATCGTGCCAAGTTTGACAATAATGTAACTGGTAATGTAACATTTACCAACAAATTGTTAGACAGTGACATTGACGGAGAGGCAAATATTTTTAAGAAATTGCTTGACAACAACCCGATGTCTGTGTATTACGGCCCTAACCTAGATGTATTGGCTGGTGGTTCTGGATACACAACAGCTTCATTTGCATTTGCTGGTGGGGGTGGTTCAGGGTTTGCGGCTGACCCAATTTTAAGGGGAAGTTTGGATCACGTTAACGTTTCTTTAGGTGGCAGTGGTTATACTACTGCATCGGCAAGTGTCGTTGGTACTGGTACTGGTGCAACAGTCAGTGTTACTGTTAGTGGTGGTGCTGTAACTGCTATTACAGTGGTTGATGGTGGTACTGGTTATGACCCGGCTTCAACTTCGATACTTATTACTGGTGATGGAACTGGTGCTACTGCGGATGCAATTGTATACGCATCAATTACTGGTTTCCAAATAACAAATTATGGAGTTGGTTACACATCTGCCCCTACTTTGACAATTACTGGTGATGGTATTGGTGCTGATATTAATGTTACTTATGATGATGGTTCTACTGTTTTTGTGAAACATAAAAATCATGGTTTCAAGGTTGGTGATACCGTTATTATAACTTATCCATCTGATCCTAACTATAATGGTGGTAGTAACATAGTATTAGGTGACTTTACGATTGCGGACTTGAGTGGTTCACATACCATAACAAGCGAAACTATTGATACTTATAGCTTTACAGTAACAGGGGCAACAAACACACAAACTGTATTGAATGGTGGCGGAACCCAAATAACTGCTTCTCAAGTTATACCATATTCAATGGTTCGTTTGAATACTGATGCCGTTGTGTTGAATGGAACGTCATTAGAATGGAATTTGAAGGCTAAAGGATATTACTCTAATTTGGTTGTTGATTCAACTAATTATGGTATTATAGAAGATAAATTAATTGATTTGGGAACATTGAAAGTTGTTAAATCAAACAATGACCAATCAATGCAATTAACAGCTTCTATATCGTCACCTAATGAATATATCTCACCTGTTATTGATATTAATAAGGTTGGTATGTATGTTGTTAATAATCGTATCAATGAGTTCAATGACTCGGCAGTATTGGATGATAATAGCATAACATATGAAGTGAATAATTCTATTGCTCGTTATGCAACCAAGAATGTTACACTCGTAAACCCATCTAATGAACTTCAAGTTTATTTGGATAATAATTTGTTATCGGGAACACAAATTGATGTGTATTGTAAGGTTTCAACAACTCCAACCTCAGTCACATTGGATGATGCACAGTGGAAGAAAATGACAGTTGTTAGTGGTAACTCATTTAACGATATTGGTGTTTTCACTGAAACAAAATATCAGTATGAATCACCAGAAGACTTTACAAACTTTGTTATTAAAGTTGTTTACTCTTCGACAATTGCGAGAGGTGATGATAGATATCGTTCTATTATCCCAAGGTCAAAACGTTTCCGTGCTATTGCATTGAAGAACTAAGGTTCTTCAATGTTAAATAGTTAAAAATAAAAAGGAATTTTAAAATGAATTTTTTCACAAATTATTTTGAAAATAAAATTGAAACACATTTGAATGAAAGCCCAGAAGGGTATGACGATGAAAATGTTGTCCCTATGCATAAGTATGTTGAAAATTTGCCTTATGAAGAATTATTTTCACATACGGGCAAACACTCAAATGAAGAATTGGCGAAGCGTTTGAATGATGTAGCTACAGGCCCACATAGAAGCACTGTTCGTGAAAAAGCCTATAAAATATTGGCTACAAAATTTGCTGGTGTTGGTGGTCATGCAGAATCAATTCGCAAAGATGTTCATGAAAATCCTAATGAATATACCGCTCGTATGGTTTCTCATGTCCTTGCATCAACAAAGGATAATGAGGACGTGGCTAAGACATTGAAAAATATGTCTCCTTCCCACTATTTCTACAGATCGCCTTTGGCGTTTGAAGACAGTAAGATTGGTGGTCGTTTATATGATAAAAACTCTTATAAAACTATTAAAAACTCGGATGCTAAACATAAAGACTTGATTCTTGGTCATACTGAGTTTTGGAATAGACACCATAAGGAAGGTAACTGAAATGGATATTAAAAAATCTTTGGAACAAATGGTTATCAAAAAAATATTCGAAAGTTTATTTTCCGGTGATAAACATTATCGTGTTCGTGGTTTTATAAAAGGGGATAATGGTGAAGAAACTCCCGTGGCAAATAAAATTTTTAATGTTCGTGATGCAAACGAGGCAAAATTAGCATCAATCCATTTACATTCTCTGTCTCGTGGTGCGTATCGTGTTGATTCTGCGCATGAGTTGTCCGAGGATGAATCAGATTTAACAGAAGGATTTTTTACTCGTGAAAAGCCAGTGAAATATTCACGTGAAGAAATTAAAACAGCATATGATTCATTCGCATCTAATAAGGCAAAAACAGTAAATGCTTTAAAAGCGAGAGTGTTAGACTCTTTCAATACAAAACATAAAGGTAATATAAACTCTCCTGATTACGATCAAGATTTAAATCGTTTACATTGGCATGTGTATCGTAATTTGGATAAGCATATGGCAAATACATTTACACCAAATGAAGTTGAAATGCTTCATGGTCTACATGAAAATACCATTGTTGATCACATTTACAAAAATCAAGACAAACCAGAATATGACAAATTGATACAGAAGATTAAAAAATATAAACCCTTGTCGAGTACACCGACTACTTCCTAAAGGCGCTTTGAAAGCGCCTTTTACATATTTTGACAAAAATTTAATATATATTTTATGAACTTACATTTTAGGTTATAAAATATGGCACAGAAATTAACAGGGGAATTGGGTTATAATGGTAATCCTAATCTAAAACTACCCGGAACAAAACAATCATTAACACTAGAACAAATACAAGAATTATATCGCTGTTCTATTGACCCGGTTTATTGGGCTGAAAAATATATTAAGATTGTTAGTGTTGACTATGGTGTTATTCCAATTAAATTATATGATTTCCAAAAAGAAATTATTGAAGCTACATTGAACAATCGACGTGTTATTGTATTGACTGGTCGTCAACAAGGTAAAACTACAGTGGCAACGATTGTATTATTGCATTTTGCTATTTTCAATAATGCTAAACGCATTGGTCTACTTGCCAATAAAGCGGACTCAGCACGTGAAATTTTAGACCGTATACAAATGGCGTATGAAAATCTTCCCCGTTGGATGCAAATAGGGGTTAAAGAATGGAACAAGGGTTCTGTTGAGTTTGCTAACGAATCTAAAATCATTGCTGCGGCTTCTTCTTCAAGTTCCATTCGTGGTAAGTCTATGGCGTTCTTATACATTGACGAAACTGCATTCGTTGAAAATTGGACTGATTTTTACGCATCAACATTCCCAACTATTTCTTCTGGTAAAACAACAAAAATGTTGTTCACGAGTACCCCTAATGGTTTGAATCATTTCTATGATTTCTGGAAAGGGGCGACTGATGGTACGCCAGATGAGTCTGGAAAAGTTGAACTTAATGGATTTACGCCTATTTTTGCACCTTGGTATAAAATACCTAATCGTGACGATAAATGGAAGTCAGACACATTAAAAGCTTTGAACTATGACTTTGACCGTTTTCGTCAAGAATATGAAGGTGAGTTTTTAGGCTCCGCTGGTACACTTCTAAACTCAAGTACATTAGGTAGATTATTACCAGTCCCACCCATTACGTCAAATGATTTTTTAAAACAATTTGAATTACCAGAAAAAGACAGAATATATTTTATGACGTGTGACGTTTCACGTGGTAAAGGGTTGGATTATTCTGCATTTAGCGTTTTTGATGTTACAGAAGTTCCGTATCGTCAAGTTTGTATTTTCCGTAATAATAAAATAACCCCAACCGATTATGCAAGTTGGATTTATCGTATTGCAAAAATGTATAACAATGCATACACTATTGTCGAAACAAACGACTTGGGAGAACAGGTCGCTGTGCTTCTACAATACGATTACGGCTACGAGAACATCCTAAGTACAGAATCTGCCGGAAGGGCCGGTAAACGTCTTTCTACAGGCTTTGGAAGGGGTGTAGAAATAGGGTTGCGCACCACCACCACGGTTAAACGTCTTGGATGTTCGGTTTTGAAGTTAATGCTTGAACAAAATACCATGTTGTTGCGTGATGAGGCGACCATCAAAGAATTGAGAACATTCTCCAAGAAGGGTGATGGTTATTCCGCTGAACCCGGAAACCATGATGATATGGTCATGACTTTAGTGTTATTAGCATTTTTGACACAGGATAATTATTTTCATGAATTAGCTAATGGTAATATATTGCCACATATGCGTGATTTTTCGGATGAAGATATTGAAAATGATCTTATTCCATTTGGATACGTTAATAACCAAGATACTACAAATGCCCCTACATACGTTAAGTTCAAAGGCGAAAAGGGTGTGTGGGAAGAAAAAGACCCTGATGACTCATTTAGATGGTGATATATGAAATTTACAACACATTTTGTGAAAATGTTTAATGAAGACTTTTCATACGGAAAGTCTTTAGTTGGTGATAAAGGTGAAAAAATCATAACTGATGGCGGTTATATTGATGTCCAACATCAAACAGAATATTCCCCTAGAAAACAATCGGTTGTTGATTTTGTCGTCGATGAAAATAAACGTGGGAAAGGAATTGGGGATAAATTGTTGAAACATGCCAAACAACGCCATTCTGATCTTGGTGGACAAGTATCTTCACTTGCCAGTTTGAAAGTATTTCATAACAATGGATTTAGAAACCCCGGTCTTGGTGACAAGGGGTTTGAAGATCACGTCAAAGAGTTTCATGAAAACGGTGGGAGTTTGTTCATGGCCATGAATGACCATGAAGGTAAACCATACGTCTAATCACATCATGTTGGGGTGGAAATCCCTTTTGAAGAATATTGGAAGGTCTTTTAGGATATTGGTAACAAATCCTGACGGGCCTAACAATTCTTTGGTTCCATGAAATAAACCAAATACTTTATCCTTTACACCAATATCTTTATCAGTGAAATATAGCATTCCAGTCATTATTGATATAGCTACCCAGAAAATTATACTCGCACCAATCATGACAGCGACACGAGTTTTATAGTCGTCTGCATAATCTCTCATATAAACATCGAATGCCACATGACGATGTTCTATTTCTTCGGAAGAATGCCATTTTATCAATTCCTTGTATGGTTCATCAAACGATGACAACCATTTAGGGTTATTGAGTATTTCCATCCCCATTGATGCGGTATAGTGTTCAAGTGCAACTGTTACTGCTAAACATTGTTTAACTGTCAATTTCTTTTCTATTTGTTTCAACGCAACATTGATAAAATCTTCTATCTTTGTTAATGGAACATTATGAGTTTCCGCATAAAGATTCATGGTTTTATGCGCCATAGAATGCCATGCTTCTTGACCAATAAATCCAGAAATATCTTTTTCCAATTCGTCTTTAGTATTTTTACGATGCGCCCTAACTGCTCGTACAAAGAAATCTTCGCCGGGCGGAAAGGTAGAGGATAATGCGTTAAAAAAGTGGGTAATAAGTTTGCTATCTTTATAGTAATACTTTTCTGTATTTGAAAAATCAAACTTGTTTTTGCGAACTGGTATCATGATCTACTCCTACATGTCAACTGTGACATTATACAATGTATTTATACAGTTGTCAATCATTTAAGACATGTATCGTAGGTCATGATCCATTTTAAAACACTAGGTATTGGTGTTTGTTTATGAAAAAATATTTTTATTTGATCTTCGAGTATATAGAGATGTTCAACAGCATCTTGGTTGGAGAGATAATACTGTTCGTATATTAGTTCTTGAAGTATTATGGTTTTATATGATTCGATGTCACAATAAAAGCGATTCATAATTTCACCTCAATATAAATAAAGTTAAATAGTATGTAACAGATATTTAATTTAAGAGGATAACAAAAATGCCATTTAATGCTAATGAATTTAGAAAGCAATTGAAAAATGGTGGTGCCCGTCCAAACCAATTCCAAATTGAGTTGTTAAGTGCACCTGCATCTTTCACCACAGCAGCAGGTTCAGGCAATGCAATGTCTTCCTTTACATATATGACTAACGCAGCAGACCTACCCGGTTCAGTTATTGGTACAATTCCTGTTCCTTACTTCGGTCGTTTCATTAACGTTGCTGGTGATCGTATGTTTGAAGATTGGACATGTGCAATTTATTGTGACGAAGATTTTATAACCCGTAATGCCTTTGAAGCATGGAATAACTCCATGTCTTTCTTAAACTTTGATACATTCAAAGAACATGGTACGTCATCCGAAACTATTGATAAGTATGTTTGTGACATAAAAGTGTCTCATTATACAAAAACTGGTAAGGTTGATAAAATATATGTTCTTCATAATGCATTCCCATATGTTGTATCTCCTGTCCAATTATCATGGCAGGCTAATGATCAGGTGATGATGTTCGAAGTAACTTGGAAGTATGATTATTTCACTACTAACTTCAATGCGTATAACAAAAATGAAATTTCGTTGACTGATGTTGATGCATCGGCAAGACGTGAGTAATGGAGAATTATAATGGATTTAACTAATGCAATTTTATCATCAGTATACCCCCACCAGCAAGGAAATGCCACTGATGCTTCAAATACCTTGATGGGTAATATGGTTGACAATCAATTGAATGGTCATTTGGTGCGTATTAGTCCAAATGCATTCATCTATTTGTCTAATGATACTGATGATGATGGAAATACATGCCCATCATGTCATATTGTTGTGTCTACTGATTCTGACCATTATGTTGGTGGTTTATCTACTGATATACCAGTTAATCAAAGTGACGATAATATAACGCCTAATCCAGAACCAGTTTCGGATAATGGTTGTGATGGCGATACTTCCGAACAAGATGCAAACTCTGTTGTGTTGCCAGTTGGTGAAATTGTACCATTTGTTGAAAATGGTCAAGATGACACAAACAACGATACTGACAATGATTTAGACATTGCTGATTTGGTATCAGATGCACAACCAGCACCTACAGTTGATGATAATATTGATGTTCAACCTGCACCAGATGCTGACATAGCCGCTGCAATTGATACACCGATTGATACAACAATGGCACCTGCGGTTGATGTTGTTAATGATCAAAATGACATGATTAAAACGGAACTTGAAGAAAAATGTGATGACGATGAATCTCACAAAGATTCTAAATTAGATGAATCAGCATATATCGAATACCCACACCAAGTTGAAAATTTAGATGAAGCACTTCAACAAATTTCAACCGCATTAACAAATCGTTATGGTGGGTCAATCATACTTCATGAGGGTCACTGTTTAACACATGTTAGAAAAGATGGTTTAGTTGATAAGGTACAAGCTGTACAAGGTAAGTACAAAATCAGAACACATAAGCTAAAAGTTTAATCAGACCATTGATTCAAAAAAGCCGCCCTGCGGCTTTTTTGCTATATAAAATTAGAAACAATATATCAGGATTAAAATATGCAATTTAAAATTTTTGGCTTTAGCTTTGGCTCTGCCGATAAAAACTCTGCAAGTGGTGTTACGCAATACATTGCGCCAAGTCTAAACGATCCTTCTGTAGACCTTTATTCTGGTGGTTTCATGACGCCTATGGCGACATCATTACAAATAACATCAATGGTTAAAACAGAAAACGATGCGATTGCTCAATATAGAGATATAGCAAGACAGGCAGAAGTTGATTTAGCAGTAGAAGAAATAATTTGTGAAATGGTTGTGATGGAACATCAAAAACCGGCTGTTACTTTGAATATGGATGCCATTGATATTTCGTTGGAGTTGAAAGAAGTAATTAATAAAGAGTTTAAAACAATTCTTGGGTTATTAGATTTCAACACTGACGCTCATACAGTTGCTAAACGCTGGTATGTTGATGGCCGTATTAATTATTTGGTTTCTATTGATGAAAACAATCCTCAGTACGGTATTCAACAATTACAATATGTTGAACCAACGAAAATAAAGAAAATACGTGAAATAAATCGTGATATACAAAATGGCCATCCAATTGTCAGGAATATAAAAGAGTTTTATATCTTTAATGAAAACGGAATAGATCAAAGTGCATCGACGGCGGGTGGCGCAACTTCCACTACTATTACATTAACACCGGAATCAGTTGTTCAATGTAATTCAGGGATTTATGACGCTGATCGTGGTTTCATGGTATCCGCTTTGGAAACTGCTATACGTACTACTAATTCCATGCGTATGTTAGAAGAAAGCGGGATTATCTATATGCTTACACGTGCGCCCGAACGTAGAATATTCTATATCGACGTTGGTAATCTTCCTAAAGCAAAAATTGACCAATATATCAAAGAAATCGCTGACAAGTACCGTACAAAAATTCTTTATGACCCCGTTACCGGCAAAGTGAAAAACGAAAAACGATTCATGTCAATGAATGAAGACTTTTTCATACCCCGTCAAGGTGGTAGCCGTGGCACAGAAATTGATACATTGCCCGGTGGTGACTCTTTCGACAATACTAGTCAATTGGATTATTTCAAAACTCAATTGTGGGATGCATTAAAAGTTCCAGCGTCCCGTTTTCAACAAGGTTCCTTGTATACACATGGTTCTGAAATTACTCGTGATGAATTACGCTTCTTTAATTATATTCAACGTTTGCGTATTCAATTCTCAAAGCTTTTTGCTGAATTGTTGAAACGACAGTTAGTATTAAAAGGAATAATTGGATTAGATGATTGGGAAGAATTCCGTGACAATTTGTATTTTGATTTTACCGTTGACAACTATTTCAAAGAATCTGTAGAAAATGAAATTTTACAAGGTCGTTTGAATATGATTGGGGCAGCAGATGCTTTTGTTGGAAAATATTATGGCCCTGATTATGTTTATACCAATGTCTTACACGTAACAGAAGAAGTTGCGGCGGAATTGAAAAAACAAGCAGCACAATATCGTCAAGAAAATATTCAGAATAGAATTAATGAACAACAATTGACTGCACAGTTACAAGCAGAATCCGATTCATCATTAACTGATATATTGGGGAAACAAGGAATAGATGCGTCAAATTACATTGCTGTTGCACAACAAATGCAACAAGAGCAAGATCAAATGCAACAATAAATAATATAAACTTTTGGGGTAATTATGTTTAATTCAGCAATTTATGGCATGCCAATGCCAATGCCAGTAAGCACTGATGTTCAAACGGTGTTTGGACGTATTGGCCCCAATATATATGCACAAACAGGTGATTACACCGCAGCTATGGTAGGGGCCGACCCTGTTGGTGAGGCTTCGGCGGTAATGGTCGCTCACATTAATGGTTCAAATCCACATGTGCAATATGCATTGAAAACTGATTTGGAAGCATATTTTGATGCTGCAATTGCATATTTTGACAATAATATCAATTTGCCATAAAAATGAAATGTTATAAATATTCTTATGTTTTAAGGAGTTATAAATGAAAATCCCTAATAAAGATTTTGTTAAATTGATCATGAATGAAAAGCTAATTGATAAATTGTCTTCTGGTAATTTATTAGAAATGCGTATGGCCCCTGATCAATCGAGTTACCCATTGACACGTAGACAAGTTGAAAAAATGCTTGCTCAATATGAAAGACGTGAAGATGAAGAAAACTGGAACGATGATCCAGAATACCGTAGCCAAGATGGATGGTTAAAGGCGAAATGGTTTGCACCTGAATTGAACTCGGATTTCAATTCTCAGGACGTAGATACTAGTGGAAGCCAAAGACCTGCTAAATTGATGCCGTATGATTATTACTACACTAATTTTAAACAAAGCAATGACCAATTTGATTTGCCATATAATAACGTCAACGACGATGATGATTTGGAAGATGCCAATGAAAATCAGGATTGGTCTGGCGAACATAATCCTTGGCAATAAGAGGAAAAATAAATGGATTACAATATAACAGACGACGATTTGGATGATGTTTTTGATATCGTTTCACCTTCAAATGATAGTGATGTTCCTGTTGATGACATGGATATTCCTGATGTTGATACCAGTGATATAGAAAATATCAATGCCGATGATATTGAAGATGACGACGATGACTTTGAATATACGCCAGCGCCAGATGATATAACAGATGATGAAATGTCAGAAGACGGTATTTCTGAAAATGATTTGGTTGTTGTTAATAAAGATGGCTCATACGTAGTAATGTCACCTGATATTGCAGAAGTTCTTATGTCAAACCCATCATTTATCGACAAGATGGATGCTGGTTTTGATGATATAGACGATTTTACTAATACAGTTCAACCAATTTTACAGGGAGTTAGTCATGACTAATATTGTTAAGACTATGTTAAAAGAATCACTTGACCGCTTGGCATTAGAAAAAACAGCTTCGATGTTGGGTGAAATGACAACTGATGAAATTATTACCGAATCTCTTGATGAGAACATGACTCATCGTCCTCATCCATTTGAAAGACGTATGGGGCGTATTGCTATTGTCAATCGTGTACGTAACGGAAGCTTGCAGATGAACAAGCGTGTTGATGTTATGGGGAAGGGATATAAATTAATGCCCGGTGGGCAAGTTATTAAGATGCAACCACGTGAGATTATAAATCGTAAACGTGCTGCTAAACGTGCTGCAAGAAAGCGTCAAATGAAAATGTCTATGATCATACGCAAACGCATGCGTTCTATACAACGTAGAAATAGTGAATTGGGGTATTTTAAATGATTAGTAAAAGTAACATATTGCCGTTTCATGATCAACTTTTCGAAGATACTGAAATATTGAGCGAGACAGTTAACGGTAAAAAGTATTGGTACATAAAAGGTATCTTCATGCAGGCGAACATTGTTAATAGAAACAATCGCATGTACCCAAAAGATATTCTTGATGCTGCGACAAACACTTATATTACACAGTTTGTTAATAAGAGACGTGCCGTAGGCGAATTAACACATCCAGACACCACGAAAATCAATCCTGATCGTATTTCTCACTTAACAGAAGAAATAAAGATTGATGGTAATTATTATATCGGTAAGGCAAAAGTGCTTGATACCCCTTGTGGGAAAATCGCACAAGCTTTGTTAGAAGGCGGCGTACAATTGGCTGTTTCTTCTCGTGCTGACGGTTCTGTACGTGAACGTGGTGATGGTGTAAATCAAGTTAATCCCGGTCTTATTTTACGTGCTATTGACATTGTATATGACCCATCTGCACCAGAAGCATTTGTTGATGGTTTAATGGAAGGAACTATTGCATGGGACACATCTGACCCTGATGTTGCAATAGCCGAAGAAATCCGCCGTTCAATAAAAAATGCATCTTCGAGAAATCTTCAAGAGGCTAAATTGGAAGCATGGAATAAACTAATGAAATCATGTATTAATGGCTCATAAAATTTTTGAACCATTAAATAAAAAGAACTACAGAATGTTGAACTATATAAATAGATAAAACAACATTTTAAAAATATTCACAATTATTGGAGTGGAAAATGAAAACCATTAAAGAAATTTTAACAACTATGTCAGAGGCAGCATACCGTCCAGCAGATAACACTGATGTCGGTCAAGTTGCACCTGTCACCTTGGAACCTCAAGATTTCCAAGCTGCCCCACCTGCACCAGTAGAACCTTATCCTGCAAACGAAACAGGTAATGTTGTGTCTGGTGATGGTGGTTTGGACGAAAAGGATTTTATCAATGATCCTAATCTTCCTGCGTCTACAGGTGGTGATATCACTAGTGTTGATGACATTCAAGATCGTATCAACGGTGTTGTTTCCGAAGATTCCGTTAACGGTATTTTGGACAAGGTTATCGGCAAGTTGATGGCAGAATCAATTTATGAAGTACAATTGAAGTCTGAATTGGGTTCTATGTTTGAATCGCAAGGCTTGAATGAAGATTTCACTAGCAAGGCAACTGACATTTTCGAAGCTGCTGTTACTTCCGCAGGTAAGAAGCATTTGTTGGCTATTTCCGAAGCTGCTGAAACTTACATTGCTCAGGAATTGGAAAACTTCCAACAAGCTCAACAAGCTTCTATCAATGAGTATTTGTCTGTCGTTGTTAACGAATGGGCAGAAGAAAACAAGTTGGCACTTGAACTTGGCGCACGTACCCGTATCGCTGAATCGTTCATGGATGGCTTGAAAGGTTTGCTTGAATCTCATTATGTTGAATTGCCAAAGGATAAGGTTGACCTTTATGAAGCTGCTGTTAAGAAAGGCGACGAAATTCTTTCTCAATTGGATGAAGAAAAGGCAAAATCTGCTGCTCTTGCAGAAGAAGTTAATACATATAAGAAGAACGCAATTCTTGAATCTGCATTGAAAAATGTTAGTGCTGTTAAAGCAGAAAAGATTCGTGGGTTGATGGAAAGCGTTGCATTCTCTGATGCAGACTCGTTCCGTGCTCGTGTTGATATTGCAGTTTCTAGTTTGGCCCAAGCTGCTGCACCTGCTAAGCCTATTTCCGAAGACACTGTTTCTCAGCCAGCTAAGCCTTTGACTGAAAGTGTTGGTAACGAAATCGAAGAAATCGCTAAGAAAATTAGCCGTATTAACCGTACATCGTAATTAATACATGGATTTTAGTGAATTAATTTTCACTAAAATCACCGAAAATGATAAAAAATTAAAAAATAATTTTTTTACAGTAAATAAAAGTATAACAACTTATTGTTTACAAAACGAAAAATTTTCAAAACTTTTTTTGTCAGTAAATAAATAAGATTAAACAAATTTTTAAAATTATAGAGGAAATCGAAATGACTGATTTAGTTCAAAAGTGGCAAGCGGTTCTTGAACACAGTGACTATCCTAAGATTAAGGATGCTCACCGTCGTAAGACTACAGCTACCTTGTTGGAAAACCAACTAAAAAATTCGACTGCTGTTGATGCATTCGGTGGTACTTTGAATGAAGATGCTGCTGCAAGCAACGTAACTGCAAATGTCGCAAAATATGACCCAATCTTGATTAATTTGGTTCGTCGTTCTATGCCAAACTTGATCGCTTATGATGTTTGTGGTGTTCAGCCTTTGACTGGCCCATCTGGTTTGGTTTTCGCTTACAAGCCAAAATACATCGCTGGTGCAACTCGTACTGATGCTTTCTATCGTGAAGCTAATACTGCATTCTCTGGTACTGGTTCTCATGGTGGTACTGATCCATCTGTTCTTAACCTTGGCGTTCCCGGAACATATACTTCTGGTACTGGTATGGCAACTGCTACTGGTGAAGCTTTGGGTACAGATACAGGTGATGCATTCGGTGAAATGGGCTTCGACATTGATTCGTTCACTGTTCAGACAAAGACCCGTGCATTGAAGGCAACTTATACTGTTGAATTGGCACAAGATTTGAAGCAGATTCATGGTCTTGACGCTGAAACTGAATTGGCAAACATTTTGTCCGCACAATTGTTGGCTGATTTGAACCGTGAAGTTATTCGTACAATTTATGTTACTGCTAAGGTTGGTGCACAAAACACTGATTTGTCAACACCCGGTATTTTCGACCTTGACACTGACTCTAACGGTCGTTGGTCAAAAGAAAAATTCCAAGGTATGTTGTTCCAGATCGACCGTGATGCTAACGCAATCGCTAAAGAAACTCGTAACGGTAAAGGTAATTTCATTATCTGTTCGTCTGACGTAGCTTCTGCTCTTGCAATGTCCGGTATGTTGGATTATCAACCTGCATTGTCTACTGACTTGCAAATTGATGATACTGGTAATACATTCGCTGGTGTGTTGAACGGTAAGTATCGTGTTTATATCGACCCATACGCAGTTGGTAACTTCTACGTTGTCGGTTACAAGGGTGCTAACCAATATGACGCAGGTATCTACTACTGCCCATACATCCCATTGCAACTTTACAAAGCTGTTAGTGAAGATAGCTTCCAACCTAAGATTGGTTTTAAAACCCGTTACGGTTTGGCAAGCAACCCATTTGCTAATATCGACGTGAACGGAAACGCTGTTTCCAACGGTGCATTGACTGCTAACGCAAACGTCTACTACCGCCGTGTTCGTATCGAAAACTTGGCAGGTGCTGCATCCTAATAGCAATATTAGTGTGATTTAATAAAAAAGAGTCTTCGGACTCTTTTTTTATTCCTGTAAAAAAAGAAGTAATATAAATACAGTAAACCAATTGAAGGTAAGTAATATGGAAAACGATGTAACATTATCAAAGTCAGATGAAAAAAAGAGCCGTTCATATTATGGGGTTAGACCTGATTTCACCGATAACGATTCTACCGGGGATCAAGTATATTCCGGTGGGGAAGATTCCGTTAATGATTTAGATTTAAATGATGGAAAAAATCGTTATGTTGTAGTTGCACCAGATCAAAACTCACGTGATATAGAGTCAATCATGAAGAGAAAATACCCAAAATCTTCTTTTTCACGTATTAACAATGATGAGTTCAAAATGATTTCTTCGAATGGAAATGAAATAGCAATTGTCCATTCAAATAAACAAGGTAAACATGTCATATTGGTAGAACGTCCATCAAATCGTTCTAAAGCTAAAGAAAATGTAGAACAACCAGTGTCAGAGGGTAAAAGTTTATCGGAAGCAAAATTTGGAAACCGATATAACAGCCATTACATGCCTCATTTGTGGCATGGTGAAAAGGAACGTGAAAATGACGAAGTAATGCGCCGCCCATCTAAATCATACCCTGCGTATACACCTCCTAAAAAAGATCATTATTTGGTTGTGAAGTCGCATACACCACTTGACACCCCAGCACATGAAGGTATCAAGGTTGGTGAACATACTTATGCAGTTCCAGTAACAAAAGATGACCATGATAAGGCAAATGCTTTATTCCCTTCTTATCATTCATCACATGACGATTCAGAAGTTATTTCAGATGAAGATTACAGAAGTCGTGAATTGCCAAAATATAGAAAGAGTGTCATGAGTAAAGTATTACCGGGCGTGGATGCTGAGTTTGTTGGTGCAAGAAAAACAGCACACCAAGAGAAGAATGACCATTATGCATTATTACATGTTCCTGCTGGTGCGGAAGAAGATGTTAAAAAATTACCAAATGTTAAAGTTTCTCCGAAGGGAAGATACTATACAATGATACCAAAAAGTGTACATGAAATGGATACAACCAATAAAAATATATCCGTTGGTGATATGGTCGGATACCATGACATAAACAATGTTAACAACCCTAAGCGCCATATGTGGGCACCAAATTATAATATGGATCACGCTATAAAAGTTGAAAAAACATTATCCCCAGAAGATATTATTAAAATGAAAAAGGAAGGTTAAAAAATGGATTATAAAGTTATTTCGTCAAGAAACTTGACAAATGGTGGTGTTGAAAGTATCGCTGTAGACCAAGCTGGCAGTGGTTATACTTCGGTGCCAACTGTTACCATTACCCCTGCAAACGGAGATACTACCGGCCACGGGGCATCCGCATTTGCAGTTATTGAAGATGGTAGTGTTGTCTCTATCGTAATGTTAGATTCCGGTAAGGGATATTCGGCTACCCCAACTGTTACTATTACTGGTGGTGGTGGAAGCTCGGCAACAGCAATTGCAACATTAGATGATTTAGTTACCAAGGTTAATGTTTTTACAACTGATGGTTGGGATGTTGTTGGTGGGGTCGTCATTTCAAAAATTGGCGGTTCTTCTTATTACTATCAAACCATAACATATACCCCGCAATAATATATTGGAGTAGGAAACGGATATGAATATTCTAGATATTTTAGTCAATCTAAATGAGTCCGCAACCTCATATAAAGAACTTTCTGATATGGAAAACGGTCGTTTTTTCTCAGAATATAAACATGATGAACCCGCTGAGTTAGCCTCCCGTAAATTGGAGGCTAAATTGCGTGATATTAATCCAAAATCAACTGTTATACGTCATGACCCATATCATTTTGTTATGGTTCATCCCGGAGGCGATTTAATTACATCGGCGGAATCGACTGAGCATAAACATATGGTAGCTACTTATCATATATCTCCATTTGCTCGTGATTTTGGTAAGAAAACTGAGCCAACTAAATCAAAACATGTTTTGTATGAGTCTATAGAAAATAAATTAGATGAAATTAAATTGTTTGAAGACGTAGGTGCAGTCAATGCTGATTATATCGTGCATGATAGTCATGGTAAAGTTTTTTTCAGACATAAAAACGCTACGGTTTTAAAACATGCTATTGCCAACATGCAAAAGCATTTTTTTCATGACAATCCAAAGGCTCATCATGTAGACCCAGAAAACTTACATGTTTCGTCTCGTGATGAATATATTAGAAAGTTTGGTAGTGGTGAATTACATCATCCAATTCCTACACCACCAATGTCTGAAAGCTTTCATGATTCGTTTGAGGTGGAATATTCTCATGTGAAACGTGGTGATAGGAAACGTGTTAAGAAAAAGTTCAAGATAAATTATGCAATTAATAAAGAGCATGCGCAACAAATTGCCCATCGTATTGCACGTAAACGTAGATTGCTTGGTTTTAGGATTCACGTAAAAAAAGGAGCATAAGCTCCTTTTTCTTTTAGTGTAATTGTCGTTTATTTAACTGCACAACATTTGAAGAATCTGTATCATCCACATTCATTTTTTCACTTTCAGCCTTTGCATCAAGTTGTTTTTGAATGCGTGTTTTTTGATATTCAATATAATCTGCTTTAAAACTAGCATCAATTGATGATGCATATAATATTTTACTACTATCAATAACAGTGAAATTATCTTTTGAAGCCATGCATATAGGTTTGAAGAAGTATTGGAAAACTTGGTTTTCATCAACATAACCCTCCATTAAAACCGGGTTAAACAATATCGTTTTTTCTCCGGATTTCTTTTGCATTGCATATGATAGTGTCTGAGTTGACCAGTGTTAAAACACACAATATTGACGTTTTGAAATTCTCTTGAAGTTCGTCATGGGTTAAAGATAAAAATAGACTCATATATTTCCTTTATTTTGTATTAATTGTTTTTTCAATAACATCGAATCCTTCGTTTTGATATATTTTCAAACGTTCTAAACAATGTTTAAGTGTATAATTAAGTTTTTTGCGACTGCCACGCAAATCGTCGGCAATATCAAAGACACGGCAATATTCTTTATCATCGTGTTTTCTCAACCCACGGCCAATTGATTGTAGCAATCTAATAACAGATTTTGTTGGCGACCCCAAAATCAAATTTGGTAAGTTACGAATATTGACACCAGCTTGGAAAACAGGATACGATGCCAAAATTATCACATTCGAATGTGATTCAGCAATTTTACGAACAGATTCACGATCATCAGCATCAGTTCCCCCATAAACAAAATAGACTTGTTTATCAGGGCATGTTTCTTTTAACATTTGTTCTAAAACACGACCCTGTTTTTCAATATATTGAATAAGTATAAGTGTATTTCCATTTAATGATTTTGCCAACTTACTAATGTATCTATTACGGTAATCATTGCGGACAATCCAATCCATTTCCGCAGCATAATCAAAATACTTTGTCTCTTTTACGATATCATCTGGATACTTTAAAGTCAACAAAAATATTTTCAATTTTGCCAATATATTTCTTTCGATTAGATCACTAGTAGAAGACACCCTTCTAATAGGCCCAAAATGGCCTATAAGGGCCGTTTCAGCTATAAGTGACCCGTCGAGTGTCCCGGACACTCCAACACGGTAGAATGCGTTTATAGAGCGTTCCATGATGGCTGATAACGATGCTGCCGCACAGGTATGACATTCATCGGCAATGATAGCTTCAAAACGCTCAAAATAGTCGTTATCTTTGATGTTATAAATGCTTTGCCAAGTGCTGATATAAATCTTTTTTGAAGAATTTTTATCTTTTCCACCCATGATCATGTGAACACTTCCATCAACATCCCATTTATTGTTGACTGAGTAATCTTTAAAGTCGTTGAAAAGCTGTGTTACAAGGCCCACTGTAGGAACCAATATCAATATTTTTCTGTCTTCTTCCATATAGTCAAGAATAGAATGAATCATCATGTAAATTGTCATTGACTTACCAGAACCAGTGGCGCTAAGAATAACTTGGCGTTTTTTGCTAGTGAATATTTCCAAAGCGTTTAATTGGTAATCATGTGGCTCATGAGGAAGTTGTAGCGTTTTGTAATCAAACTTTATTTTTTCTTTGAAGCGTGAGAATCCTTCATCTAAAGTAAACTGATAATCGTTGTCTTTCAAATACTGAATTACCTTTGGCACAATACCTTTTGGACAGTATCCGTTTTTTGTGTTGATTGGTCGGATATAACCATCCCATACACCAGCTTTATAGCGTGTCATGAATTGATAACCTTCTACTCTGAAAGAAAACTTAGTGGAAAGTTCCCTCAAAATGGAAACGTCAGTATTCAATCTAACAAAAGATTCGTTAATTGATTCTAAATGTACAATACTCATTCAATTCTGTTCCTTTATGTGTGAAAATATATTTGTTGGTAACGTAAATAAAAACATGTAGACGTTACACATATATCTACATGAACTTTTTACACGGGGATTTTATGATAAGTTATAACGACTTTTTAGGAATTAAAACTCTTTCAGAAACGGTCATGACCGACATTCGCAATATCAATACACAAGATGATTTTCAACAAATCATTCAAACCAGCTATCAAAGTCTATATCTTCATCTCAAATCATTGTCAAACGTATATCTATTAAAAGGAGACGTTCAAACTTCCAGAAGACTTATGAGTATGGCCTCGCAATTGGCAAGTACATTGAACCAAACACAACAATTCCAATTTAGAAAATAATTGGAGAGTAGAGTTTTATATTAACCATTAACAAAGGAATGCATTATGCGTAACAAGCGTGTGATAACAGAAGAAAACATAAGTGATATCAGCGATTATCTAACCCCTCGCCAACTTGCAAGGTTAGAGCGTAAACAACGTAAAACCGCTGTTCAAGAACAACCCACCCACCAAAAGGCCGAGCGCCACCACCAAAATAAAATATCAAGCTTGAAACCATTGCAAGCGAAAACAGAAGCACAATATAATTTGATACACGCATTAGAAACCTACGATCAAGTATTGGTTTATGGGCCTGCTGGTACTGGTAAAACTTATGTGACAACAACTTTTGCTGCGCATGAGTTTATCAAGGGTAATTATGATAAAATAATTATAACAAGACCCACTGTTGCTGTTGAAACGTCAATTGGTTTCTTCCCCGGAACATTAGAAGAAAAAATGAGTGTGTGGTTGGCTGAAACAATTAATATTTTAAAAATGCATATGGGGCCAGAAGCATACGGCATCGCCTTGAAAAATGGTGATATAGAAATTGTTCCTTTTGAAGTTATTCGTGGTAGATCATTGAACAATTCATTGATTCTTTTAACAGAAGCACAAAACACTACTGTTAAAGAAATGACTGCATTTGTAACACGTACTGGTGAAAACTCAAAAGTTGTTATAGATGGTGATATACGTCAATCAGATATTGGAACATCAAATGGTCTTGAATGGGCCTTGCGTATGGTTAACAAATATAAATCATTGGGTGAATTGACTGGCATCGCCGAGTTTGATTCTGATGATATTGTTCGTTCTGGTCTTTGCGGGGCATGGGTAAGAGCCATTGAAAAACAATACGATACAAACCCTGAATTAGTAAAACGTGTGTAAACAAAAAAGCCAATGCTAAAACATTGGCTTTTTATTTTATTTTGTATATAGAAGATATAATATCTTCTTTTTTATTATGGAGATATAAATGGACTTTATCGGAGAAAAAAACGTGGAAATAATTTGCATATCTTGCGAATCAGAATTTAAAATAAAGGAATTACATTCCGATTACAACATACACTATTGTCCGTATTGCGGAGAAGAATTGGATATAGAGATTGAGGACTAATGATGGAAACTAACGTAGTTAAACCTGATAATGTCGATTTTAATGATATTGAAAATGAAATAAACTTAAACCCTTTAGAAAGAAGCTCATACAAGTTTTTTGCACAGGGGTTGGATGAAGATTTCAATGATATGCGCAATATGCATGCTAGTAAAGTTGAAATGGACAGTCATCCCGTGGGAAGCCCAGAACATCATATAGCTGCTGCAAAGATGTACGGTCATATTATAAACCATAGTAAAGACATGGTGCGTTTTCATCATGAAAACGGTGACACTGAAAAACAGCTAAGGCACCAGAATATAATTAACAATGCACACGCAGAAGTAAGTCACCATCTAGCTCAGTACCATTTTTCTATGGCGAAACAACATGCGACCAATGGAAACCTAGCATCTGCAATTAGACATCAAGTTAAAGGTGAGGCAGAACAACAACGTCATACTAACTTGTTACATAATTTAAATAACACAGGGGAATAAAATGATTTTAGCTGGTATAGATTATTCTATAACATGTCCAGCTTTAGTTATTGGAAAGGTAGGGTCGTCTTTTGATGACCTTAAATTTTATTCATTTGCAACTAAAAAAAGACATTATTCAAATAAATCACAAATAACTTTGTTGACATATCCGTTGTGGAAAACAGATCAGGAAAGATATGATCGTCTTTCAGAACTATTCATGGAAATACTTAAAACTGAAAAAGTTGATCATGTTATGATGGAGGGATATGCATATGGCAGTTCTGCCGGTCAAGTATTTCAAATTGCTGAAAATACAGAAGTATTGAAATATAAGATGTATAAAAATGACATACCTTATGATGTATTGGCACCAACCCAGATAAAAAAATATTTTACAGGAAGCGGTAATTCTAACAAAGGTATGATGTTTCTTTCATTTAAAAAGATTTGTCCATATGATATTCATATGGCTATAGGCGACCCATCAGAACCAAATGATGTAGGGAACCCTGTATCGGATATGGTAGATGCTTATGCTATATGGTGTATGAATAATCAACAATACATGGTGAAATAAGTTTCACCATTTTGTATATGTAACCACCTTCATGCCATTTTCATGTATTAATTTTTCAACGTCACCTAGTAAGTTTTCATTTGGTGAAGAATACATTAATTTAATTTTTTTAATTAAATCTTCTGATACTTCAAATCCTTTATAAACACGATAATATTGTTCATTTCCCGCAGGTTCCGCATCGCATAGATTAAAGTAATAGTGCTTTCCATCACTTTCCGATAAAAATGAAATATATCCATCATACCACATAAGAGATAATGTTACGCTTTCTGCAAACTTTTTATCCCACAAGGTTTCCGGCACCGTCCATACATGTTCACATAATCCTGCTTCCTGCATTTTGTCGAAAAGTGTAATATATGCAGAGTGATACTTCTTATTATATTCTTTATTAACTTTCCCAATGACGAAATAATAACCATCATTAGTAACAAAAAAAGCATTGCCGTTTTCATAAAGAATTTTTACAATAGTGGTTGTCATTATTTCACCTTCTTCAACAAAGTCAATAGGTTTTTGTTTAAATGACACAGGAACATCCCAATATGAACTTATTTTACCATAAACACGAAACGGTATTTGCGTTGGTGCCACAAGCTCATATGGCATGGTTTGTTCAAATAACACCCAATCATTTATAATTTGCATTTATACATACCTTTCTTTTTACAAACTTCTATAAGTTCTTTTAAAATTCCGCCATTCGCATAACCAAGTTCATATTCATAACGATCACTAACATCGCCCAAAATATATTTTTCGTCGTTATCTACACGGATTATGTGGTTGTTTTCTGTTTCTATCAATTCAAAAATTGTACCAATTAAATGAATAATTTCATTGTCTCCATCAATAATTGTACCATTGATGTGTAAATGATTTGCTTTTGACGGGATACATGTATAGAAGTCCTCATGAGGACTTCCACTGTTTAGTATACCACATATTTCCCAGCAATCAATTTTTTGCATTAATAATCTCAAATATTTTATTGGATGTATCATAATCTGTTTTGATGATATGATACTCTATGTTGTGTTTATCCAAAAACTTTAAAATTTTATTTGAAAGTTTCTGTGCTTGTTTTTCGGTTTTGTTTCTTCCTTTTTCAACATATTCAAAATCACGTTGTAAGAAAAAGTTGATATTTTGGTATGAATGGTGCATTTCCAACAACAAAGGGAGAAAGTTCTTGTAATAGTTTTTTGGTCTATACAAAGCAGACATTAATACTGGACTATCAGTAATACAATATTCAACATTATGTGAAACCAAGTTCAGTTGTTTATTATTCTGGGTTGCGGAAATATAAACTTGATTCGTGAAATGGTCAGGGTGTTGTCTTTCCCAAACCATGTCTTTTGCATATTCTGTAATCAACTCAACATCATAATGTTTCTTTTTCATTAAATGAAAAAGACCTGCTGCTGTAGTAGATTTTCCCGATCCGGGGCCGCCCCAAAGATTAATTACTTTTAATGGATAACAAAGCTTCGTATTTTTCATAATTTCTCCAATATGCGGGTATTTTATAATCCTTCACTTGATGTATTTCAGCCAATGTTATCTTATTAACGAAAAATAAACATACTTGCTCATAATAGCTTTCATCACTTACTTCACGGTTATCTTGCTTCAAGCTGATTTTATGCGGTCGAATGTCATCTATAAGTTCAAGACGATCAATCGTGATGGTCAAACGGTTGTCTATCAATCGTGACAGTATATTTGCCAACATCTTATAACGAATTGGTTGCCTTGAGTAAAAACGACGATAGACCATTTCAACTTTATGCATGCTATATTTGCTCTTACATGCTCGTAAAAACAAGTCTTCAATATTTTCTTGTGTGTACTTCTTAATAACCTTCATTCAAACACCTTTCGGTCTAACATTTCCAATCTAACTTTAGCGGCAGCTTTCCAATATGAATAATTTCTATTATACGCAGTACCGTTAGAATATATAAAACATGGTACAACAGAACCATTAATTTTCATTGCTGGCGTCCCACGTGTAGACCATTGTTGAAAATCTACATTTTCATTTAACACGCCATTTTCAACCAATATATCACTGGTAGAATGCCAATCTTCGAGTATACCAACTTCAACATACATGTCTTTTGTAGCATATCTGTCGATTGTTTCATAGCAACGTTTAAAATTGAAAACTTTATATGCACTGTATTCTTCATATACCCTTTTAGGGCTGCAATTAAGAACATCAAATGACCATTTGAACATGTTGTTCTCCTAAAAATTAAATTATACAATAAAATATATTTGAATACAATTATTCTTGTGTATTGTTTTGTAAACCAGCTAGTCTCATGGCTTCTTCTGGGCCAAATTGATGCCAATTGGTATAAGATATAAGACCACCACTTTTTACATCATGGTGTGGCCAATATTTTTTAGCGTGAAGTACATATCCGGTGCATATCTTAGTTTCATCTTCATGACATGCCCAATTATGCCCACTTTCTTCCTTCATCTTCTTAATGTCATATGGTTCTGGAAGACAACCAAGACCCTGTACGTATTCCGATTCATCCGTAAAAGCAAAAGGGCATGCACCACAGCAGCCCTTCTTATTAGTATGACCCATTTTCAAACTTTCTCCACTCAATTGCGTCCCTGATATTCCAGTTTCTTCCTTGAATGCTTTTTAAAATAGATTCTAGGAATTCAATTTTTATGTGTTGAACCCCCACCTTTGTTTTTAATTCTATCACGTCAGGTCTATTGGCAATAACAGTTGGTATGTCCTGTCGCATTACTTTTTTATCCTGAACTAGAGGAAGATTATAATGATTCAATTCTTCAATCGTTAGTGTTTTATTATAAAACTGTTCTAAAACATGTTCCTTTTCTTCTAGTTTTGTTTTCAGCTTTATCAAAACCATTTTTTCATGCACAAGTATTTTGTAATACTTAGCATGTAGTTTTGGTATCTTTAGACTTTCAGAGTCCAATTTAAGAGGATTAATTTCAACGTCTTCCGCCCATTGCTTTTCTATATCTTCTAATAACATTTCAATCCTTCATTTCAAACATTTACTATAATAGTGATAATAACAGCTAACCAACAATGGTAAACCCGGAACTAACACTGTCATCCCAACAATCAAAATAGCATATAAATCATTCATAATTTCACTCCGAATTGTACCATAAAAAACATACAAAGTCAAACGTCATAAAACTCTATTTCGTAACGTTGATATTTCAATATCAACATGCTGTATATTTCCATAGTTTCTGATGTTTGTTCACTAAAATCAAGTTCACCCAAAGAGACAGGAACCACATCCATAAATGTAACCTTCATCATTGGATTATTATGGCTGGTGTATATTGTCATTGCTGCGTCAACATATGTGAATTCTGCACTGATAGGATGTTCTGACGGATTGGCTATACCCCACATCCACTTAAATACCTCATACCAATTCTGCATGTTTTCACTAACAGCAAACTCCAAATATAAGTCACCAAAATATAATTTGTCACCATAAATCGGTTTATCAAATAAAGGCGAAGATTGTTGGGCGACCCCAAGATTTATTCCGGGTAAAGGATAACGTTGTAATGTAAAACTCAAATGTGGAAATGCTGAAAACTCTAGGGTTGCACGATTGCTAGTAAGTTTGTTTAAATTTTGGTATAAATCTGTCATAAACACTCCTATTGTAAATAGACAAAAATGAGAAGGTAAAATGCAAGTATTATTGGATAAAACACTAAACATTATTTCAATTCAAGAGAATGGTCTTCTTATACATTCAACTTGTTTGTATCCGTTTTATTCACCAGATGGCACTAAAGTTGCTTTTTGGGTTCAAGACTATGACTATCAAAACGATACATATCTATCTACTTACCAATTATATTGTAAAAACTTAATAACAAATGATTTATTTCAGATAAACAGCGGAAACGGTAGTTGTCCACTTCCACCAAACACTACGTTAAACGAATTGGTATACAATGCGGCATTTTCTCCTGATGGTTCCAAAATACTTTTTCTAACTACATCAACAAATTTAATACCCGCTGATACGATTTTATCTGCGCAAAATCCAAGTGGAAATAGATGGTATGTATATGATTTTGTTGATACGTCATTTACCCGTGTTTCATCCACATCTTCTGTTTTTGGCAATAATATAGACAGAAACGAAGCATTATGGTATGATAATGACAACGTTGTTTTTGTTACCCTTTCTAATAATTTAGTAAGTGGTATTAATATAAATTCACATTATGAAGTTTATATGAAAAACATTTCTTCTGGAAACATAATTCACGTTTCCAGAAAAGAAGACACCAACATAACACCTTATTTTATTGGTAGCTGTATAAACATTGCGGTTGCTCCAAATAAAGTTTCTTTCTATTCATATGAATTGGGATTTGTCATAAAAAATATGGTGGATACATCAATACAACGTGTGCAAGAATTGCCAGAAATTCTTGGTTTTGGTATTGTTACACCTGAAACACTAACTTGGTCTGATGATGGAACCAAGATGTTATTTCGCATAACCACCGGAACTTCTATAACTTCAGACACAAATGGATTAGTAGATGATTTCGTTTATGACTTTTCGAACGATACAATAATACCGTTGAATGAAAATAGCTTAGAGACTATTTATGGTAATGGTTATTCCAAAAATGCTACATTTTCACCTGATGGAACTAAGGTAGCATTTATTTCAAACTCATATAATATTGATCCTTCGTCAACAAACCCTATAGATAATTTGTATTTCAAAGATTTAGATACAAGAATATTAACCCGTGTATCTAAATCTGCAACTAATGGAAATATATCAAGTAATGTATTAGGATACACATGGGTAACAAATGATACATTGGCGTTTACCAGTTTCAGTAATGACATTGTTTCAGGTGACACAAATACTGATGTTGATTGGTTTTTTAGAGACACACAAAATAATACAACCATACGTATTAATTACAATATGAAC